AGGATATCTCAACGGAGATGTTATAACAGTTACAAGTGGCACATCAAATGCCACATTCACTATTGTTATTGGAGGTCGAAACACTTGGCAGTTTGGCACAGATCGTGCATTAACATTACCTTCGGGTACCAGTAACATACAGTCAGTTCAGCAAAACGGTTATCAATCAAAAATAACGGTGAGTCCTTTCCGAATTCTTTCACAAGCAAGAAGAAGCCAAACTCAAAGTTATTCCTCTGCCAACGAAGATTTCACTTCAGCCGCCAGCGATGGCAATGGCATGATCGCTTTTGTGGGTCTACAAGGTGGTGTGGCAGAGTTTATCATCGACACGATGGACAACGGTGGTGTGTACGAACGCACAGTGAGATTAAACGGTACTGGCCCAGAATACGGATACAACAGTTTCAACGACACCGATGATCAAGTATTCCTAAATATTGCTGCCCCAGCAGGTGCAGTGACTTCGATACGATTCAGCTACACTCGAATCAGTAAAATAGACATAGAGCCAGACGAAGGTGTATTTAGAATTGAAAGTGAACCTACTCAGGATATAGATATCCAATCCGGTCAAGAACTTCGATTGATTGCCACTGACCGTGTGGACATAGACACCGGTACCAATATGCGTCTGCGAGCGGGTGATGGTAGTGTACAAATTACTACTAACTATCTAGTTCCCGGTGCTACTACGCACCAATGGGAATTTGCCAACAGTGGTAGATTGCTATTGCCCAACAATACAACATTGAAAGACACTGTTGGCAATGCTATAACATTTGGTTATGAGGCTGGACTAAATTCACAAGGTGCGGCTGCTATAGCCATTGGTACTGAAGCTGGTTATACCTCACAAGGTGCGAATGCCGTAGCCGTTGGTGCTTATGCTGGTGGTGTCGAACAAGGTGCCAATTCCATAGCCATTGGCCGTCAGGCTGGCGAGACCGCCCAAGCCGCCAACTCAATCATTCTAAATGCCACTGGTGCAACATTAAATCAAACCACAGCTAACACATTCACTGTGGCCCCAATTAGAAATATCAGTGCTACCAGCGGAGTATTACAATACAACGCCAGTACCAAAGAAGTTTCATACAGCAATAGTGTCACTGCCGAACGTTTCAACACTGATCAGATTACTGTGGTAGGCAATAGAATTACTACAACGGTCACAAACGCTAATCTTGAACTAGAATGTAATGGTACTGGTAGTGTTGTAGTTAACGGCGGCAAATTAATAAATGGATCTTATTCTATAAGTGCTGCCTACAACGGCATTGATATCAAAGCGCCTCTTACCTGGAAAGAATTCGATACTGATAGAGTAGTATTAAATTACAATGGTACAGAAAATGGATTTGTAATTGGTACCAATGTGACAGGTGTAACACAAGCGTGGTTCTTCTACAACAACGGTAGAACTAAATTTCCAACTGCCACAGCACCTGCTCACAGTTATGGAGCAGCCGGAGATGTTGCCGGTATGGTGGCGTTTGACGGTTCGTACATTTACTATTGCACCGCAAACTATGTAAACAATTCAACGAACATCTGGAAGCGTGTGGCATTAGATGCTACACCTTGGTAACGGTAAATATACTAAAGAGAGCGGATTATGACAATTCAAACAATTAATATCGGCAATGTGGTAAATGATGGCCTAGGCGATGATCTACGCACGGCCTTTCAAAAGGTCAATGCTAACTTTACAGATTTAAGTACTCAGCTAACTATTACTGCCACCAACGTGGGTACAGTAGGCGTAGGTGTTTTCAAAGAAAAAGTAGGCGCTGATTTAAAATTTAAAAAATTAGTGTCTGGCACAAAGATGCTGTTAAATGAAAACACCGACACTATCACTGTTAACAACACCGCTCCAGATGCTTTTATCAGAATAGATACAGATGCTGGTGTCATGCTGGCCAGCACACATCAACAAATCACAATGGCAGGCGTTGCCGCTCCGGGGTCAACTACCAGTAGAAAAGACATCGAAGTCACTGCATTCGGATCCACTATAAGTTTTAAAACCATTGTTCCAGTTACAGACATACTAACTTCCTACGATTTTGGATCTATCACCGGCGCATATACCAACGCCATGCAGGTAGTTTTACAATCTGCCAACATAGATTTTGGCACTGTTCTACTTCCCGGACGCATAGACATAGACTGTGGAACAATTGTTTAAGGACTGATCACATGATAACATGGATCACACCCGCAGGCAGTTTAGGGTTACTCACAGAAAGAGTGCCCATTGATATCGTTCTGCAAGCCACGACTACCCGTACTGTCACTATCACTTACAGTGTTATCGCAGGCGCACTACCCCGTGGACTAAAACTAATCAACGGTGTAATCAAAGGTTCACCTACTGAAGTCAAAGTCTACACAGAAAGCAGATTTGTGATTCGAGCCACGGACGGTGTAGATCTCGAAGATCGCACTTTCAACCTCGCAGTAGATGGCAGCGATCAACCAATATGGCTCACACAGGAAGGATTTCTAAATGTCGGTCCAGCAGAAGCATATTTTGTTTTAGATAACGCACAGGTAAACTTTCAACTACAAGCACGTGACGAAGATCTCATAGCTGGTGATGTCTTAGAATTTTATCTCATGCCCAACGGTGGATTGTTGCCTCCTGGGCTCAGCCTCAGCAAGAGCGGAGTAATATCAGGATTCACTGATCCTATATTTGCTGTGGAATACACACTAGAAACTTCGGGAGGGTACGACACCGCTCCTTTAGATGTATTTCCCATAGACTTTGTAGAAGCTCGCAGTAATGGTTACGACACGTTTGTGTTTGACGGAGTAACCTTTGACTATAATGAGCCAAATAGAACTCCGAGACGACTCAGCAGGATCTACAATTTCATAGTGGCTGTCACTGACGGGGTTTATACAGAAACCAGACTGTTTAAAATATATGTAGTCACTGAAGAGTTCTTGCAGGCAGATAACAGTATCGTACAGGTTGACACCAACATATTCCAAGCAGATGCCAGCAGTGCTCGTGTGCCTATCTGGATCACTGACAGCAATCTCGGTAGATTCCGTGCCAACAACTATGTGACTATATTTCTAGATGTATACGATCCGCCAACTCTAAGCGGTACTATTACATATTTTTTACTGCCTACTAATCCAGATGGATCACAAAGCACACTACCCCCGGGCATGGCATTAGATACGTCCACAGGCGACATCGCTGGCGCAGTACCGTATCAAGCTAGAATTTCTAGAGATTATCAATTTACAATCCGAGCAGTTAATTATCCGGCGGCGTTGGCCTATGTATCGTATGTCTACAAAGGTTCATGGAATAACTTTACCACTTATAAAATCAATGACGCTGTAGAATTCTTAGGGGTGACATATATCTGTGTGCAGGTGCATCTTAATAGAATCCCTACAGATGAAACATACTGGCGAGCAGGTTCATCTAAGACAGAAAAAACATTTACTGTTACTGTGATTGGTGAAATTGATAGTGCTGTAGAATGGATCACTGACAGCGACCTCGGAACAATAAAACCTAATACTGCCAGTGAAAAATATATTCAAGCAAAAAGTCTGCTGTACGGAGGAAGAATCGCCTATGAATTTGTATCCGGTACACTGCCCCCTGGCTTGACATTTTTGCCTACTGGAATATTACAAGGCAAAGTCAAACAGTTTGCAGACGATGCTGGTCCAGGCCTAACAAGATTTTTTGAACGCTCAGACAGTCTTGCCCCTGCAGAAGACAGTTCAACATTGAGTAGAGATTTTTCTGCGATCTTTGACGGTGCTACTACCACGTTCGATCTTAAATTCACATTCACTATACGAGCAAGAGACAGTGTGAATTTTGTCACGGTTAATCGCACATTTAATATTGCTGTGCGAGTTGAGAACAATCAAACTTTTGCCAATCTCTATGTTAGAGCCTTTCAATCTAAATCTAAAAGATTAGCATGGTATAATTTCATTACAGATGCGACTATATTCAGGCCCGCGGATCTGTATCGTTATGGGGACTCAAACTTTGGAGTACAAACAGATCTTCAGGTTCTAATATACGCAGGTATAGAAAGTGTCGCTGCTGTGAAATATGTACAGGCTATGAGTCGTAATCATTATCATAAGAGACTGAAATTTGGTGCTATAAAGACTGCCACTGCCAAAGACACGGTCACACAGGAATCCGTTTACGAAATCATATATGTAGAAATCATAGATGACTTTGAAAAAAATGGGCGCAGCATCAGCCAAACTGTGAATTTGCCTAATAATATCAACAGCAAAGTATTGATCAGTTATGACAGCATCAAAGTAGACAGCGATATTCCGTTTGTCAGTGATCGAGATCATCAACGAGTTTTTCCCAACTCAATCAAGAACATGCGCAAGCGTATACAAGCAGTAGGGGATAGAGATAGAGAATTTCTACCGTTATGGATGCGCAGCACACAATCAGAAGCTGCATTTGAAACAGGATACATACAGGCACTGCCCCTGTGTTACTGTATTCCGGGTGCCGCTGAAAACATTGTGGCAAGAATCAAAGCCAATGGATTTGATTTTAAAACCATTGACTTTTTGGCAGATCGATATGTAATAGATATTATAGACGGGGAAATAGAGGATAAATACCTTGCATTTCCGCAACGTGGAGAAAAACTACCGTGACAAGCAATATTAATTTCGCAGCTATAAATGAAAACTTTCCTGTGGCTGGCCAGGACAACGACACTCAGACGTTTAGAGACAACTTTGATACTATCAAAACCAACTTCTCTTCTGCTAAAACTGAGATCACAGATCTACAGGATAACGCAGCTAGAACAGATGGTGATAACGATTTCTTATATAATGTAGTAGGATCTCTTACTTTACAAGATGCTTATCTACGTAAAAAAGACTATGGTGCTGCTATTGTTGCAGGCACACAGGATATCAGTTTCAAACAGGCTATGTATCATGTAGTGAAGGTTGGAGCAAACACCAGCCTGTCATTCACAGAATTTCCTACTGGAGTGGTTGATATCACAGGGCTTGGGCAGATTGGTAAAGCTACACTGGAGCTTTACGGCGATGGCTCTGCCAGAACTATAACATTTACAACCACAGGCGGCACAGTGATTAAAAAATCTCCAGGATTTCCTGGGTCAGTTACAGTTACATCTGCTACTAATCCAGTGATTATCGAAGTGTGGCAACACAGTGCCACTGTGATTTTCTTGAACTATCTAGGTTTATACAGCTAATGTTTCATCCCCTAAGCGGCGAGTTGTCAGATTACAAAGATCAAGAAATTGAAAATCGCCTCATCGAATTGAATAAGAAATATTATGCTGCTGCAAGAATGGGCAGCAAAGATCTCTTGACACAGCTATCTACTTTTGTTACAATATATAGAGATGAACTCGCAAAGAGGCATGCTCAAAAATTGAAACAGGCAGATGGTGATTTAGGTCAATTGATCAATGTGGACTAATACAACTCAACAACTCATCCAAGGGGTGATGCAGCATGGGCCAGACATACTGAGCCATTGTGCCGCTGCAGACGATCTTTCACAGTATGTGAACAGATTACATCAAGAGCATTTAAACTATCCAATTCCCCCCACTGCTATAGACTGCACTGAATGGTTCATTCCCAACGAATATCAATGCATGGACATAGAAGCATTTTTGGTAGATCAATGCCCGAAAGAAAACTATGATCGATTGCTGCAAGAGATCGAGCTATATAGAAGTCATAATTTGGTTCCAGTACTGCGAGCAATGAAATATATAGTAGATACTCTTAGGGCTAACAATATAGTATGGGGAGTAGGAAGAGGTAGTAGTGTAGCCAGCTATGTGCTGTTCATAATTGGCGTACATAAAATAGACAGTGTTAAATACAAGCTACCGATTAACGAATTCTTTAAAGGAGAATAAAATGGGAAGAACTTATACCTCTATGAGAGGCAAAGAAATTGATATGGAAAAGATGAGCTTGAGATTTGAAAAAACTCCAGCTGTAGGCAATATGAAAGTCAACGCTCGCGGTGACGAAATTGGCGAAGGCGGCAGAGTAGTACGCACACGTGAACAAGTGCTGGCAGATTACTATGCACAGAATCCCAATGCTTTGCGTGAGGAAGTTGCGGCTCGCGGCAACAAGAAATAAGGTAACCTATGTTTAATCTCGAAGCACGACACATGCAGGTTCGTCCCTTGTCGAAGGACCTTCTTGTTATTAACATGGACATGGGCGAAATGAAAACTGCAGGCGGCATCGTAATCACCAGTGATGACGGTAAAGCACATGGTGTTAAACCTCGTTGGGCTGAAGTTTATAAAGTCGGCGAAGAATGTGAAATCGATGTTACGGTCGGACAATGGGTGCTTATTGAGCACGGTCGCTGGACTCGTAAGATTAAAATCAACGACGGCGACGGCGAAAAAGAATTTCAAAAAGTAGAAGTCAAGTCTATCATAGCTGTTGCCGACGAAAGACCGAATGATTTTTATATCGGCCAAGAATTTTCAAACGGTTCGAGCATGAATATCAATCCCGAAGACTTCATGCCCGGTAATATGTCAAAGATCAGCTAATGGGATTTCGTAAAAGTTGGGATGTAGCTGATATATCAACCCAACTGCATGCCTTGGCCAGAGAATGTGCCAGTCCCTACAATGACGGGTTCACTGCCTTCTATGCCAAACAAGATCTATATCAGGTCAAAGCTATAGTGGATGCAGCACTAAAAGATTCTCCAGACTTTGGCGATTTGGAGAAAGACTGGTTGCAGGAACAGGAAAAAAAGCGTATCATTAAGATATTAAAGTCTTAAGGAGATACCATGACTAACCCATTTCGCGATCAAGCGAAGTTTATGACTGCCTGCGATCAAACTGTAGATCGTGGCAATACAGATCAATTCAATATGTATCTTAAATTAATTGAAGAAGAAGCAGAAGAGCTTAATCAAGCAATTATAGACAAAGATAGAGTTGAGATACTTGATGCATTGATCGACATGTTAGTTGTCACCATTGGTGCTATTCATTCTGCAGGGTTCGATGCCGAAGGTGCCTGGAAAGAAGTCATGCAAACTAACTTCAATAAAATCGATAAAGACACCGGCAAGGTTGTTAAGCGTGAAGATGGAAAAGTTCTCAAGCCTGATGGTTGGACTCCGCCAAATCTTAAAGAGTTTTTGAGTAAAAAATGAAAATAGGATTTACCTGTTCAACTTTTGATTTGTTTCATGCCGGGCATATTATGATGCTTAAAGAAGCAAAAACTCAATGCGATCATTTAATTGTGGGATTGCAAACTGATCCCACAATTGATCGACCTGGAATTAAAAATAAACCTATCCAAAGTGTGTTTGAACGTTACGAACAACTCAAAGCCTGTAGATACATCGACGAAATTCTTGTCTATGAAACAGAAGCCGATCTTGTAAACATCTTGCTTTCTTATCCTATTAATGTTAGAATACTAGGACAAGAATACGAAAGTGAAGATTTCACAGGACGATATGAGTGTATAAATCATGGCATTGAATTTTATTTCAACAAACGAGAACATAATTTTTCAACCAGTGAACTGCGACAGCGAGTAATTGCTGCTGAAATTAACAAAGGACTAAAAAATGAATCAACATGATGAAAACATAGAAGTAATGAAAGACCTTAGAAACAGATTAGACTCTGTTATCAATAAAGAAGATAACAGAAAACCGTTAATTGATTATCCCGATGCCGTCAAACACAAATATATTAGTTTTGTTAAAAGTGGATTTAGGATCTTGGCTGGCGTAACACTTTGCTTTGGTGAATTTGCAATTGCTGGCGGATTGCTAATCGTCGCAGAACTGTTAGGCATTGCTGAGGAATTAGTATGAGAAATATAGATTTAGTAGATGCTGTAATAAAATTGCATGATATTGCTCGATTAGTAGAAGTTGAAATAGGCAAAGGCAACCTATCAGACGACCTGCGTGGTATAGCAGATCGATTACACGCACTTAGCGTAGAACAAAATCGTGCCAGCTATGCAGCCGACGAAATTATTAAACAGGTAAAAGAATGAAAGAACTATGGGTAGAGAAGTATCGTCCTAAAAAGATGGAAGGCTATGTGTGGCGTGATGCTGCACAGCGTCGGCAGGTAGAAACTTGGATCGCTGAAAAAAGCATTCCGCATCTGCTGTTGAGCGGGCCGCCGGGCATCGGCAAAACCACTATGGCTAAAATTTTAGTCAATGAAATCGAAATTGAAGATGCTGATGTACTAGAAGTAAACGCCAGTCGAGAAACAGGTATTGATTTCATCCGTAACAAAATAGTTCCGTTTATCAGCAGTATTGCTTGGGGATCATTCAAAGTAGTATTGCTAGACGAAGCAGACCGACTAAGTCCGCAGGCACAGGATTCGCTTAAAGGCATCATAGAAGAATATTCAAACTATGCTAGATTTGTCTTAACCTGTAATAACCCTAATATGATTGTGCCTGCTCTGCACAGTCGTTGTCAGCAATGGCATTTCTCAAAACTTGACCAGACTGAATTTACTGCTAGAGCTGCCACAGTATTGGTTGAAGAAAATGTCGAATTCGATCTAGAAACACTAGATATGTATGTGTCTACTACCTATCCGGATCTGCGTAAATGTTTGAATCTGCTGCAACAGAACACCAACGATGCAAAACTCCACAGTGCTACTAAAGAAGATGCAGGATCTGCAGAGTGGAAATTTGATATGGTAGAACTGTTTAGAGCAGGTAAGATACAAGAAGCACGTAAGATGCTGTGTGGCAAACTGCGTTCAGAAGAGATGCAAGAGGTGTACGTATGGCTCTATAACCATTTAGATATATTTGGCTCGGAAGAAAATCAAGACAGAGCTCTACATGTCATCAAGCAGGCTTTGGTAGACCATACATTGATTATTGATCCAGAAATCAATTTAGCATCTACTCTGGTGAAATTATCAAAGATTAATGCCGGATAAAAAATCTAATCTTGCCAAGGGCAGAAACAGTTTTGATGCTGACATAGGCGGAACACTGATACCTTTCTTTAATAGGAATGTATCAGAGTATCCAACCGAAGCAGGCGGAGTTAAGTTTGATCTAGTTCCTGTTACCAAGCAGAAAGATCTCATGATCAATCATGCTAGGATGTATGCCCAGCAGGAATACGATCGTATAATGGAACTGGTTAGTGTGTTAGAAAAACAAGCACAGGCTATTAAACGTAGATTAGAAATTACAGATGCTGTTCATGCCGCGGTATATCAATTTCAACCTGTAATGGGCAATGTATATTGGTTAGTGTGGGATAAAAGAAAGCAGCATACGTTGTTAACGCAGAATGGACCTAACGATTGGTCTAGTAGTGCTCCAGAAGATTATGATTACCAGGCTCAGGTAAAATATATGGGCGACCACACCTGGATGGAAATAAGTGAAGAAGGAAACAGTGTAGATGGACAATAGATATATGATAGTGAAGTATGTCAAAAAGCCAGATGGCAAATATGACGAGGTCACTGAATTTAAACGACATTATAGAACCACAGACCTTCAAATGTCTAAGGTTATACTAGACCTTAGTAAGAAAACTGTGATCAAGAACGGTCTCAATCCCGATGCAGGATATGATGACATGATCGAGTTTTATAAAAGAGTACTAGGGGATCGCCTGACCCCCTACCTCCCTAAAGATTAACTGTCACCGTAGATTGATAATATCTCCTTGACAGCTTCGTGACGTTCGACGTCTTGTACATCAAATTTTACTAGATCCACATATCTGTGGCCTTGGAAGTTATTATACAATCCCAAAAATTCTAGTAGGCCGTTGTTGCTAGGACGGTCAGCCTGTTGTAGGTCTCCCGTAACTACCATCTTGCTGTTCTGTCCTAGTCGTGTCAGCAGCATCTTCATCTGACTGGGTGTAGCATTCTGCATCTCATCAGCTACAACTACTGCGTTTTTAAAAGTTCTACCTCGCATGTATGCCAGAGGACTGGTTTCTATCACCCCCTCTTTCACAAAGTTTTCTATTTCTCTGGCGTTGAAGTTTTCTGCGATTACATCAAATATTGGCTTGGTCCAAGGTGCCATTTTTTCGTTTAGGTCCCCGGGCAAGAATCCGTGTTCTTCATCAACACTCACAGCAGGTCGAGTAATTATGATTTTGTCCGCAGATCCATACTTGAGTTGATCTATAGCCCATTGAACCGCCAGCATGGTTTTACCCGTACCGGCTGGACCGATAGCGAATACAATCATTTTGTTGGGGTCGTTTAGTTTAAGTAGATAAGTCTCTTGGCTTAGACTCTTGGGATAAATCTGTACTCTTCTGCGTTTTTCATTTAACCTATGATCAATATTTATTACGTTAGTTGGGAATCGTGGGTCATATTGCTCTTTTTGCTGAACTTGCGCTCTTTTTCGCTTCATATAAGGTTAGCCCTCCTGTAAGTGTTAGGCACGGACCTCAAACCGTAGTGTCCGTGTCCGAACACATGTGTATTTAACCCCTGGCTTAAAAAGTTATGTGTTATGTTTGTATTTTGACGATAAATACAACGGGAGATACTATGGCAGATATTAAAGACATAATCAGCAATATTGAACAGATCTACGGGTCTAATAACAGTCTCGCACTGCTCAAAGACTTTGAACGTGTGTTAGATGAATTAGATGTATACGTGTTCGATAACTGGATCGACGGGGAACTTGTAGAAGGTCCAAGAGAAAGCAGATACTATGTGGAATGTACATTTATGTGGCCACAAGATCAGCTACCGGAGCCTGCAGGTGGAAAAAGACTGCTGGAATACGGCTGTAGAGTACAGGTAGCAGAAAGTAAAATCGCTACAGTTCGGAAGATCAAAACTCCCGACGATATTAGACCTGGCACACGTAAAGGCAAGATCGATCACAAAGACATATGGATGATCAAGATCAGTATGCCTAAGAAACTGATGAGTGACATCAATCGAGGCTACACAGAACTTGATAAGAACAAGATCGAAGATATAGTTAATGCTAACATCGTTAATTCTTCAATCGATCCCGCAGAACAACAAGCACAGGATATGGCAAATGCACAACCAGCACAACCAGCAGCTTAACGAAGGGCTAAGACCCACAGATCTGAAAGAGATGGTCCACGATGTATTTGAAGTGGATGCCTTTAGATCAAAAATGGGAGAAGACCAAGATGTCTGCGTAGTCAGCTTCAAGGTCAAAGACCGATCTCCCGCCAAGGACCTCATGGAGTTTATTGAAAAGGGCTACGAATTTGTACTAGATGCGGATGTTAGCTCAGGAGAGGACAACAATGGCGAGTATTCTGTATTTGTGGAAATCAGCAGAACACCTAAACTGGCAGAACACATACAAGAACTAACCTATGGTGTAAAAAGACTCACAGGTCTAGACGAATTTAAATTTAAATATTACAAACAAAATCATGTGCATGAAGCCAACACAGGCAATCTTAAGGAAAAGATTCCTTCAAGTGTTAATGAGTATAAGGATTTCGTGAATAAAAATCGCACTGAAGATGTAAAACGATTCTTTTCAAAGACACTTATGGACGATCTCCGTCTCGATGGCAACGTGATAACTATAGTTAAACCGTTTGGTTCTCAAGTGCGATTAGAAATCGTCAAAGACGGTAATACAGAATCTATCTTAGAAGGCATCACAGATGGATACACAGTAGATCAAGCAGCTACCAGCGAAGCATTTTGGCTCACAAAGGTGCTAGGAGACTACACTATAAACAAAGTAGGTGACACATTCGTGTTCAACAACGGCGAACGTTCGATGTTATTAAAAAGGATCTGATAATGAGCTTTACATTTGATTTTACCAAAGCGCAGCTGAAAGAGATGCTGCCAAAGAACCCGTATCTGCAGAACTGGTACGATGCGCTAGATGCTATCCTTCCAGAATACGATATCAACACTCCTCAACGAGTAGCAGCCTTCTTGGCACAGTGCGCTCATGAAAGTGGCGGATTTGTGTTCCTTAAAGAAAATTTAAACTACAAAGCAGCCAGTCTTAGAAAAGTATTTCCTAAATACTTCCCAGATGATGCTATTGCAGCCGCATACGCAAACAAGCCTGAAAAAATTGCCAACAGAGTCTATGCTAATCGCATGGGCAATGGTCCAGAAGAGTCCGGCGATGGATTTAAGTACTGCGGACGTGGACTTATTCAGTTGACTGGTAAAGACAACTACACATTCTTTGCGGCCAGTATTGATGTGCCAGTAGAGGAAGCATCAGAATATCTACAGACATTTGAAGGTGCTGTACAAAGTGCTTGCTTCTTCTGGGATCAAAACAATCTCAACCAATGGGCAGATAAAGGTGACATTCTCACACTGACTAAACGCATCAACGGTGGCACTATCGGTCTTGAGGATAGAATCAAACACTACGAACATGCTCTGCATATATTCGGAGCACACTAACGATGTGGCAGATTCAATGGATCTTGTCGCTGATTCCAGATAGTTTCTTCCTGTGGATCACTTATATTCTGATAGCTATAGGCGTAGGACTATATGTAGTCAGCAAATTAGTCACATGGCTTCCGCTAATAGCGCAGTACAAACTGCCTGCAGAACTGTCGGGTGTATTGCTGTTGGTAATAGGTAGTTTTTTATTCGGCAGTTATGGAACAGAAATGGCATGGAGAGGGCGTGTAGCAGAACTAGAAGCAAAAGTCAAAGTTGCTGAAGAAAAAAGTCAGCAAGTTAATACAGTGATACAAGAAAAAATAGTTACGAAAATTAAAGTCGTAAAGGAAAACGTTTATGTTAACAGAGAAATCATTAAAGAAGTTGCGGGCAAGCAACTTGATGCTCAGTGTACTTTGCCTAAGTCTACTATCAGCTTGCACGACAGCGCCAGTCGTAATGAAGTGGCCAGAGGTCCCGAGTCAACTGATGGAGCCCCCAGCGGCATTGAAGCCAGTAGGCTCCTCGACCGAGTCGTCGAAAACTACGGAAGCTGCCACGAAAACGCAGAAAAATTAAAGATGTGGCAGGAATGGTACAGGGAGCAGAAGAAAATCTTCGAAAGCGTTAAATAACAGTATATTAAGCAGGAGCGAACAATGGCATTAATAGATTCAGTTTTAAATTTAATAAACAAACAACCAAAAGATCCAGACGCACCTAAGCCTCCGGTGGGTTCACGTTCAGAGCGTGAAGCTAAATTAAAAGACAAAGCAGGTATGGTCATTTCCGTGTTTGCACTATTGTTAGCAGTTAACGCATGGTACGGCGGCAAGTTAAGTTCTACAGTTCTCAACAATACACTAGGTGCTAATAATACATGGGCGCAGTATCAAGCCAAAGCAAGTCGTGGGGTTAGTTATGAACTTGCGGCTAAGACAACTGCTGATCCAAAACTAAAAGCAGAGTTCATGGCAGAGAAAGAGCGCATGGATGCTGACAAGAAAGAAATTGCTGTTAAAGCAAGAGAAATGGAAGCCGCTCGGGAAGAGGCTAAAAAGTCTAGTCCATGGATTGGCTATGCAAGTACAGCATACCAATTGGCCATTGTTGTTCTATCAGCAAGTATTCTTGCCGTCAGCATGGCTATGTTCTGGGGTAGTTTTGTAGTAGCAGGAGTAGGTATAGTATTAAGCCTCAACGGCATAATGCTTTGGTTCTAAAAATACAATAGGAGCGCGAAATGTCAGAAGAAGTTAAAAGCGAAAGCGAAAAGAAAAAAGAAGATTGGATGAACAGTAAATGGCGTCCAATGATGGGTTGGATGTACATGTTAGTCTGTATGTTTGACATGATTATATTTCCAGTGCTGTGGAGTTTACTACAAACAGTAACTCATACTCCTATCACACAATGGAATCCATTAACATTGCAAGGTGCTGGATTATTCCACATTGCAATGGGCGCGGTTCTTGGTATTGCGGCATTTGGTCGTACACAAGAAAAATTAAACGGAGCAAACAATGGCGGAGCACAATTACCATCAAGCGGGTCAACAACATCTAGCGCACCTTCAACAGGATTTGGTGCATCGACAGGGGGCTTCGGTTCTGCAGCACCAGCCGCAAGTAGCAGTTTCGGAAGCAGCGTTGGAAGCGTACCTCCAGCAACAAGCAGCTTTGGTAGCAGTTCAGGCTTTGGAGCGGGAACGGCTAAACCAGCAGTAGGCTTATCAAACAGCGGAAAGCCGATGCCTGCACAACCAGAGCAACCAGAAATTTAAAAGGAGCAGGATATGTTAGATACATTATTTTGGGTAGCAGTAGGAGCATTTGTAGGTTGGAATTTTCCGCAGCCTTTCTGGGCAAAGATTATTCAAGAAAAAATTCAAGCTATGTTAGCTAAGAAAGGAGCATAATATGAAATTATTAACAACAGCAATCTTCGCAGGTATGATGGTTATTAGTACAGCAGCCTGTGCCAAAGAAGAACCAAAAAAAGCAACTCCGGTAGTAGCAGCGGAAGCCGATAAACCAAAGACTAAAAAAGTCTGTGTGGACCAACAAGGCAAAGACGGTAAGCCAGTAATGGACGCAAAGACCAACAAGCCAAAACAGAACTGCAAAGAAGTCAAAGTGCGTGAAAAACACGAAGGCACCGCAGTACCTGAAAAGAAAAAATAAAGCTCAGTAAATCTTTAATTAAATAAAAGGACTGCTTGACACAGTCCTTTTTTTATCATATACTATATACATGGACTATTACGCAACCTTAGGATTACAAAGAAACGCCAGTGATGCTGAAATAAAAAAAGCATATCGAAGCATGGCTATGAAATATCATCCAGATCGAGGCGGTGATGAAAAGAAGTTCAAAGAAATATCACAAGCCTATGAGTTCCTTAGTGACCCGCAGAAAAAACAGATCATAGACCTTGGTGGGGATCCGAATGGACAGCCGGGCATGGGCGGGGGACAAAATCCTTTTGAATTCCATTTCAATACCGGCAATATGAATGACATTTTCGGTAATTTTGGCTTTGGTGGATTTGGTCGACAACCTCAGCGCAGAAATAGATCGCTGAGTATCACGGTAGAAATATCATTAGAGGATGTACTTACTGGAAAAGACTTTACTGCTGAGGTCTCAATTCCAGGCAAAGACAAAATGATCAATATACAAATTCCCCCGGGAATAGAACACGGTCAGCAGATCAGATATGAAGGCATGGGCGATAATTCTATTCCTAGCCTAAGACCAGGGGATCTGTTAGTAAACATCATGATCAGAGAACACAGCAGGTTCCGACGTGAGGGCACATCGCTGACTATTGATCAAGTAGTTAGTGTATGGGATGCTCTTCTGGGAGCCAGTATTGATATTCAGACCCTGGACAATAAAACACTATCTATAAAATTACCGCCCGGCACACAGCCAGACACAGTGCTCAGCTGCAAAGGTGAAGGTTTGCCCAACATGCGTACAAGGCAGCGAGGCAATATGTTAATACGGATAAAAGTATCGATACCAAAGATTCTACAACCTGAACAAATCAACTTAATACAACAGATCAAACAAGGAAATATCTAATGATTGAACCCAGCAAGAGTCTACAAGACATTTTCGAAAAATCCATAGAGATGGCCAAGACTCTCAGCCATGAGTACATAACCATTGAACATATCATCTATGGTATCATGGAGGATGAAGATAGTTACAAACTGTTAGAAAGCTTCGGTGCCGATGCTAAATTTGTCAAAACAAATATTGAACATTACTTAAAAAACAATCTCAACGATATCAAAACCACCAATGCCAACCTAAAACCTAAAAAGACCAATAGTGTTGAGCGTGTGTTGAATCGCTGCTTCACCCAGGTGTTGTTCAGTGGTAGGCAGCGTATGGAAATTGCAGACATCATTATCAGTGTGCTGTCAGAGAAAAACAGTTTCGGCTACTATTTTCTTACCAAAGCCGGAGTGACCAAAGAGAAGTTTGTGAAGTATTTCCAAGAAAATGTACAGATCACCGAAGACGCAGAAGTAGAAACACGTATAGTTAACTCTACTCAGATAGATCGTATACTGAATCAATTCTGTACCAACCTCAGTCTCAAAGCCAAACAACGCAAACTTGATCCTGTGATAGGTCGTGACGATGAGATAGAAAAAATACAGTTGGTGCTGGCACGTCGAAACAAGGCCAACGTATTAATGGTAGGTGATCCTGGAGTAGGTAAAACCGCCATTGCCGAAGGCATTGCTCGCAAGATACACGAAGGCAAGGTTCCTAAATTCATCAGAGACCATCAAGTCTATACTCTAGACATCAGTGCTCTCCTAGCAGGATCCAAGTATCGTGGCGATTTTGAAGAACGTGTCAAAGCAGTGTTGGCTGCACTAGAGAAAAAAGGCAAGATCATCTTGTTCATCGATGAAGCACACATGATGAATGGTGCGGGTGCTGCCAATGGCAGTTCCAACGACATGGCCAATATGTTGAAACCTATACTCACCAAAGGTGTTCTCAAGCTGATAGCATCCACTACATGGGAAGAATATCGCAAGCACTTCGAAAGTGATCGTGCGCTAATGCGTCGATTCCAACGTGTGACTATTGAGGAACCTGCACCAGACATGGCTGTAAAGATCCTTAAAGGTCTAAAAAAATACTATGAACAACATCATAATGTAAAAATATCTGATGCTGCTATAGAGCAAGCAGTCAAGCTCAGTGTCAAGTACATGGCAGATAAAAAACTGCCGGACAAGGCCATTGATATCATCGACTGTGCCTGTGCAAGATACAAACTAAAAGATGATGAGGGCATGGAAGGTGTAGCACAGATCGTTGATATTGAACAGGTCACATACGAACTGAGTAAGATGATCAACATGCCGTTAGAAACTGTAGCTCAGAAAGAATCTAAAAATCTTGCCGATCTTGACACACAAATGAAAGGTGTAGTTTACGGTCAAGACACTGCGGTGGAAACCCTGTTGGACAAAGTGTTTGTGTCACAGGCAGGTATGAAGAGTCCTAATAAGCCTATAGGTTCATTCCTATTCCTTGGACCAACAGGTTGCGGTAAAACAGAAACTGCTAAACAACTTGCAGATAAAATGGGTATGCAGTTAATCCGCTTTGACATGGGGGAATATCAAGAGAAACATTCTGTAGCACGATTGATCGGAGCTCCTCCGGGATATGTAGGCTATGAAGATAATGCAGGCATGCTGATCACTAAACTGCAAGAAAATCCCAACAGCATATTGTTGTTAGATGAAATAGAAAAAGCACATCCGGATGTAAGTAATATCTTGTTGGCGTTTATGGATAATGGCTTCGTTACTGGCTCTAATGGCAAAGTAGCGGATGGTCGTAACACCATATTGATCATGACCAGTAATCTTGGGGCTGCTGACAACGAACTTAACACTATTGGTTTTGGTGAGTTGGAACGAGATGGTGAAGATGACAAGGCCATTAAGAAACATTTCAGCCCAGAATTCCGCAATAGACTAGATGCTGTGATCAAGTTCTCTAAACTCAGTGGCGATACTGTTATCCAGATCGTTAAAAAGTTTGTAACTGATCTTAACAGTCAATTAAAAGACAAAGGCATTGAGATTGTAGTTAATGCCAAGGCCACACGTTGGTTAGCAGATCGAGGTTACGACAAGAAGATGGGCGCAAGACCATTGGCAAGGATCATCGACAACGAAATCAAATCACCGTTGAGCCGCAGAGTGTTGTTTGGTGATTTAGTAGACGGTGGCAGAGTAACTGTTGATATTGTTGATGATAAACTAGACTTCACAGTTACTGAAATTCCTAAACCGCTAACTAAAGAAGAAAAGCGGGCTCTTAGAGCACAAAGACTTGCAGACGCTGCTAAGGTAGAAGATAATGTTATTGCAGAAAACCAAACTAACGAATCGTAAGTTCTACGGTAAATGGTTGTATAAAGTCAGCTTGTCGTTGGACGGCTGTGTGATGCTGCGAACATGCGCTGTAGAGGACATTCCAGAAATTCTAAACAATTATAAGGAAGACGAATCTATATATTATGTCAGCTACCGCAAAGCTGTGGCTAACAAAGACGCTATCATTAATCTCTGTGATTTTTTATCGGCATACGACAAAGACACGTATGCTCTTAGAGTTGAACGCAGTCGATTAGACATCTATACAAATGATGTAGATTTTTATGAAACATTATCTATACAGTGTCAACTAGAATTAGTACATCGATTTCAACCTAGTGCAGCGAATGTAGAAATTCTTAAAGATTCACAGAACTCTATTACTGTAGATAAGCTACCCAAAGGCAAATATCAGTATCGTGTGTATCTATTGCCTCACAAAATGTCTAAAGATCGTGAAGGCAAACAGAGGTACTTGAACTGGTTGAAATCTCAGTCCCCTAGAATAACCTGTACTCCTGCTATCGAACGTTGGTTTTTAGTCACAGATTGGAATTGGGACCGTAGATATGTATTGGTTGAAGACGAATCCACACTATTAATGATGAAACTGCGTGGTGCTGACGTTGTGGGTAGAGTATATAACTTTATAGTATGCGATAAATAGTTGATGAGCAGAGAAACCATAGTATTATTATCAAATATTACCGACGACAGTCAGCCCTCTACGTGGCAGTACGGTGAAAAACACATAGGTGCAGGCTACTACAAAAACGGTAATGGTGTGCATACTATGACCTTTGAGCTGGACGAGTTCAAGGGCAGTATCAAAGTACAGGCCACTCTAGATCTTAATCCCGGCGTCAACGACTGGTTTGATGTGGTTCTTGACAGCTCAGACACTGTGTTAACTGCTATAGACAGCACGCCTGTCACTTCCAACGCTGCCTGCACATTTACTGGTAAATTTGTGTTTATACGTGTGGCTTATCAGTTGGAACAGGGCACAATCACCGAAATCCGATATAATCACTAAACTGTTTGAGACGATAAATATAGTATGACCTCCCGAGGAATACTATGAGAGACTTGTTATCTAAGTTAGACGCTATCGTAAGCGAAACAGAATTAAAAAATCCCGAAGACCTTCAGGCTAAACGCAAAGCCCTTCAGGATTTGCAAATGGATCCCGTTGCTTCTCAAGATCCAGAAATCAAACAAGCAATTATACAGCGCAAATCCGATCTTGAAAAAGAGGCCAAAGCCAAAGGATTTTCGGAATCATTTCAGATAGGTGATGCATTTGGTATTAGCTTTAGTGAAGATCACGAAATTGCCACAGAAATCGTAGACATTCTAGAAGATGGAATTGTAATCGAATTAGATGACACTGCATTAGATATGCTGACCAATGAAGGGCTAGAGTTCTTAGAAGGCGAATTAGTAGAAGACAAACAAAAAGGTGTTGATGGCAAGGCCTGTTGGAAAGGCTACAAGCGCATGGGCACCAAACAGAAAGGCGGCAAGACCGTAGACAACTGCGTTAAGATGGAAGATCACGGTCCTGAGGATCCTAAAGATCCAGTAAACTATGGAGAATACGATCGCGAAGGCGATATGGCCAAGGACGATCTACGTACCATAGACAGTGCCGCTGAAGAATTATACAGCATTCTACAAGCAGACGACAATCTCCCAGAGTGGGTGCAGAGCAAGATCACCAAAGCCGTAGACTACATCGACACAGCTCGTGATTACATGAAAGCACAGAAGTATGAGGAAGGTGTGACGGAAGGTTCGGCACACGGTTATAATGTTGCTAAATGGTACGAAAAAAATGGTGATCAAAAGAAACTTACAAACTGGCTACGTAAAGAAGCAGGATTAGAAAAAAATGCTCCACTTTACTTTGATGATGTTGATCTAGTACATGGCGATAAGACTATTGTTCCTAATGCATTAATTAATCCTAAATTAAAATTCAACGATTTATTAACAGCTGTTGTACAAGCCACTGGCGGCACACCAAAACAGAATGTAGACGGAGTTTATAGATCGCAAGGTGTAGCAGAAGATGATGTAGATGAAGCCAAATATCAAGGTCGAGAAGTACCACTGGGCAAGAAGATGGCCGGCGATGTAAAAAAATCTAAAGTATATGTGCGCAAGCCTAATGGCAACATTGTCAAAGTAAACTTTGGCGATAAGAAAATGCGTATTAAAAAATCCAATCCAGCACGTAGAAAATCATTCCGTGCTAGACACAATTGTAAAAACCCAGGACCTCGTTGGAAAGCCAGATACTGGTCTTGCAGGAGCTGGTAATGCTGTTAAGAGAAATGTTTTCGCCTATTGGCGCACCCAAAGACGAGCAACAAGAGATCGATTGGCTGGATGATTTAAAATTTTTCATCGACAACGATTCGAAAATGCTGGACCAGTATTTTTTCCCTGCAGTGAAACGTCATCGTGAGCACCGAGGCAATCCCAATGTGTTCAAGGTCTACATCCGACCATTAGAAAAATGTATGGGTCATTATTGTGACAAATACGATATCGATGATGCAGAAAAAAAGTTTCCCAAAGACAAGCTCATAGACTTGGCCAAGCGTATTGCCGATGAGCAAGAACGTCACATTGAAAAAGGCGACTACGATTAATGCTGTTACGACAACTGTTCGAAGCTGAAACCAAACACGTAACATTCTGCTTTGGCAGGATGAATCCACCTACCATTGGTCACAAGCAGGTGCTTGATACCATGAAAAGCCAGGGTGGGGAAATGAAAGTTTTTGTCAGTCAAAGTCAAGACAAAAAGAAAAATCCTCTTGACTATGCTACTAAGATAAAGTTTATCAAAGAGATGTTTCCTCAATATGCCAAGGATGTTGTAGAAAATGCAGCACTAAACACCATTGGTAAAGTAGCCAGCTATCTATACGATCAGGGCTACTCCGCGGTGACATTTGTAGCAGGATCAGATCGACTAGAAGATATGAAAAATCTTCTCACACAGTATAACGGTGTAGAAGGCAAGGCGCACGGGTTCTATAAATTTGATGTTATTGATTTTGCCAGCAGTGGAGACCGTGAAGACGGAGCTGAAGGTGTAGCAGGTGTTAGTGCCAGCGGTGCAAGAGCAGCCGCTGCGAATAATGATTTCGAAGGATTTCAAGAAGCCACAGGAGCCGGGGAACTTGCCAAACCTTTGTTTGCTGCGGTACGCAAAGGCATGGGCATTTCCGAAAATGTCGACGAAGGTTGGAAAGATAAATTAGGAGCTGCCGCATTAGCTGGATCATTGGCATTCGGTGCAGCTGGTGCAAATGCTAGAGTAATACCGGGAGCCGACCCAAGCATTAACAGATTTACAGGTAAACCTATTGCAACTCAACAAGACACTCAACAAGATAGAGCCAGCGACACTGAGAAAGATTCAGGTCAACAAAAAATAGGTTTTAGTACAGAATATCTAAAAAAAGTTGCAGACGGCAAACATCCTCGTCCTATGATCAGCGTTGACGATGCTAAAAAAGAATTAGAAAGAAGACTCAACAACGGTGTTTCAGAGGCACCTATTGAAATGGATCCAGCAGATCCAATGGATCCAATGATCCACAGTCACGACAAAGCTAACCCTGCTAAATTAAAATATCGCATGCTACGTGCTGCTGGTCAATTGAAAGACCTAGCGGCTCGTGCAGAAAACGCCAGCCCAGGAGAGTGGCAGATTATGGCTCGCCAGTTCGATGAACTAAAAATGAACATGGAACAGATTCGCCACGCTCTAGAAGAACTAGGTAAAATAAAAAGCAAAGGTGGTATTAGGTCAAGAGGTATTACAGTATGAGAGCTAAAGATTTTGTGCCGGCTACAAAGCCAAGAAATTTTGTAGCAAAAAATCAAAAGACCGCAGGTGCTGGCGCACACAAAGATAAAAAACGGGCTGAGAAACAGGGTGATGTCAAACATAAAAAACAGTCAGTCCCGATGGAAGATATAGAAGAAGGATGGAAAAGCAAAGCTGCGGGTGCAGCATTAGCCGCTGCTAATCTTTTAGGTAGCCCGGCTCAGGCAGCTGAAGAACCAGTTAAGCCTATTACTGTTGCTTACGTTATGATAGACGGTGAAGTAAGAAAATATAATCTCGGTGATAAATTTGATAATGCTAGGGAAGCAGAAAAGTTTATCAGTGGTGTATTAGATAAACAAGGTTTGTCTGGGTATACACTAGATATCAAACACGGATATCCTAAAAAGCAAGATTCTAATTCAAAATAAAAAAATATCATGGACGAATTAGACGAAATTAAAAAACTTGCAGGTATTAACGAATTTCGAGGCTACCAGCCTTATGGTGGCAGCAACATAAGTATTACCGGAAATGAAAAAGGTGAACTTATGAAAAAACATAATATTAAACCAGGCACTGATGAATGGTTTCAACTGTGGTTTAGTAAACCATACTTAACTGGTGAAAAACCTGTAGGAAAGTAAAAATGGTCGAGATAACAGAATCAGCAAAATCTAAAATAATGGATCTATTGCTAGAAGAGAATAATCCCAAGCTGGCATTACGCACATTTGTACAAGGTGGCGGGTGCAGTGGTTTTAGCTATGGCTTTACCTTCGACGAAACAAAGAACGAAGACGATTTTGAATTTCCTATCAACGAACAATACAATGTGTTTGTCGATGCAATGAGTATGCAGTATCTACAAGGTGCTGTTATTGATTACAAAGAAGAAGCAATGGGCAGTCAGTTTGTTATTACTAATCCCAATGCACAATCAACCTGCGGCTGCGGCAGTAGCTTTTCAGTATGAACCCAAACAATTACCCAGTATATCCAGAGGACGACGGTTATGACACTCCAAAAAACCCTTACAGCCCTGTGTAATAAATTTATCACAGGTTTGGCCATTTATGGCATCAGCATGAGCCTAGCCTATGCTGGTTACATCGGACAAGACATTAATCCACAATATGATTGGTGTGACCCTAGGTTCTGTTGTCCTCCAGGAAATTTAGATGAGAGCAAGTGAATTTGTTGTAGAAAAACGCCGCAAGCGTAAGCCTCGGTGGGCTGCGTATGGCCCAGGGCCGTATGGCGGTTACGGGTATGCTACTGGATACAGTGGCGATGGCGGCAGCAGTGGTGACGGAGGCGGTGGTGAGAGCATTGAGCATGAAAACTTTGCAGATGGTAAAAAGCCTGGTCGTAAAGGACTTGCTAAACGCAGTGGAGTCAATACCAAAGCCAGTGTTAGCAGCCTAAGAAAAACTGCTAAAAATTCATCAGGTGAAAAAGCTCGCATGGCACATTGGTTAGCTAACATGAAAGCCGGTCGTGCTAAAAAGAATAAATAGTATATCATGAAAATAAGAGATATTTTAGAATCAGCTACAGCAGGCGCTACTTCATCAGGGAGTATTGCCACTGTGGTTAATCCGCATCTCAGCCCTGGAAAAGCTCGTGGTAAACAGAGCTATACAGGAAAACCCGGAGGCCCAAGCGGTACTAAAGCACCTCCTCAACCCAAGCCTAAAAAGGTAAAACCCACGGATAATGCACTGGATATGAAGACCAGCTTGTTCGGTGAAGGTAATGCCATAAAGAGATAAATACAAATACCAGCCAAGGAACACTACAATGGACTTTAAATCGTTAATCAGTAAAATAGAAAGCATCGACGGAAAAATCGATACTCCAAAAGCACCAGAACTGCCAAAATCTGTGCAATTAAATGAAGACGCACAACTGCGTGTTCTAAGCGGTCGTACTACTTACGTTGCTGAAGCTAAAAAGAAAGCTGAAGAGGACGTTAAGGAAGAAATGAAAGTAGGCGATAAAAAGCCTAGTGCGACAGGTGGCACCATAGAAAAGACTGCTACAGGTATCAAACATCATGCAGGCAAGAACTACGGCGGAAGCAAGGCTGAAGTAGATGCTGACGACGAAGATGACAAGCCAAAGAAAAAAGCCAAGAAAGAAAGCGTTGAGCCAGAATTTAAATCTAAGTTCATGAAGATGGTTGAAGCTAAGAAAGACGACGCTGACAAGAAAAAGAAGATGGCTAAGAAAGAAAAGATGGCAGAAGGTTCTAAGCCAGATTTCTTAGATGTCGACAAAGACGGTGACAAGAAAGAGCCAATGAAAAAAGCTGCTGCTGACAAAGGCGATGATAAGCCAGTTGGCAAGAAAGGTATGAGCGACAAGCAGGCCAAATACTTTGGTAAGAAAACAGAAAGCGCAATGATGCCTAAGGGCAAGAAGCGTCCAGTGAAAGAAAGTGTAGAAACTACCCTATCTTTCAAACAAATGGTACAGTTGGTACAAGAAAGTGGTGGTCAACAACAGATTGATCCTGTAGACAAAGCTCTGTTTACCTGGGCCGAGCGTGTGGCCAAGAACAAACTAGGCGAAGGTATGAAAGCTGATCTATACGCAGGTCTAGTATACGAACGCAACGGCGGTGTATTTGAAATGTACGATGTACTATCAGAAGACCAAAAATAATTTTTAGTTTGGTAAACAAAAGCCAGTCATAGGTTGACTGGCTTTTTTTATGACTATATAATAGTCATATAGGAGAGAACAAATGACAAAAATGTACGGGCCAGAAGAAAAAGCCAAATTGGAAAGATTGATCAATGAAGGATCAAATGTTCTACGAGAAGTCGAAGACCTGCAAGAGGGTCTCAAAGAAACTGTAAATGCTGTTGCAGAAGAATTACAGATCAAACCAAGTTGGATCAACAAAGCAATACGCATTGCACACAAAGACAATTGGAAAGATCACGAAGCTGAATGGAACGAGATCGAAATGATCCTCGGCGTAACAAAAAAACTGCCTGAATGAATGAACTATTAAAACCTACGTTTGATTGGATTAGGGATGATTGGAATTCTCATCCCTTACGATTTTTTATTGAGTTACTCGCTTGGGCTATTAGTATTGGCTGCTCAATCACTATGGCGCTTACAGTTCCCAATCCGCCTTTACTTGTGCTGTATCCTATTTGGATTGCTGGCTGTGCCATGTATGCTTGGGCTGCTTATACTCGGAAATCGTTTGGCATGCTGGCTAACTATATCTTGCTAACCGCAATTGATACGTTTGGCCTAGCAAGAATGCTAATTAATTAAATAATGTGAGAAGGCAGGCGGGCCATAAACCGCATATTGGTATTTGCAAGCCTAAAATTGCATAGGAGAAAAAAATGAGTTTCGTGGACGCATACTACGATCGCGACAATGATACTATCCGTGTCGTTGAACGTGACGACAAAGGGCAGAGGCATTTCAAAGACTATCCTGCCAGACATATATTCTATTACAACGACCCTAAAGGCAAGTTCCAATCTATCAAAGGTGAACCCCTTAGTCGTGTAAGTTCAAAGAATGTTAAAGAACATCGCAAAGAACTTGCTATACATTCAAACAAAAGACTCTACGAGTCAGACATCAATCCTATCTATAGATGTCTTGAAGACCATTATCTCAATCAAGATGCTCCAAAGCTAAATGTAGCATTTTTCGACATTGAGGTAGACTTTGATCCAGAACGTGGCTATGCTTCACCAGATGATGCGTTCATGCCAATCACCGCCATTGCTGTGTATCTACAATGGATGGAGACCATGGTGTGTTTGGCTATTCCCCCTAAAACAATCAGCATGGAAGAAGCGCAACGACAAGTAGCAGACTTTAAAAATGTCATGTTGTTTGACAACGAAGCGGACATGTTGAATACTTTCTTGGATCTAATACAAGAGGCGGATGTGCTGAGTGGCTGGAATTCAGAAGGCTTTGATATTCCGTATACCGTTAATCGTGTTACTAAGGTTCTCAGCAAAGAAGATACCAAACGATTTTGCCTATGGAACTGTTTGCCTAAGAAACGCGAATATGAAAAGTTCGGTAAAACTGCTACCACATATGACTTCATCGGTCGTGTGCATATAGACAGTCTTGAGCTGTATCGCAAGTACACTTATGAAGAACGCCATACATATCGATTAGATGCCATTGCTGAATATGAACTAGGTCAAAGAAAGACCCAATACGAAGGCACACTAGATCAATTGTACAACAACGATTTTAAAACATTCATTGAATACAACATCAATGACTGTAAACTGTTGGATGATCTAGATAAGAAACTGAAATTCATCGATTTGGCTAATACAATTGCACACGAAAACACAGTGTTGTTAGCAACCACTATGGGTGCAGTGGCTGTGACTGAACAAGCTATTATCAACGAAGCTCACCGCAGAGGTATGATAGTTCCTAATCGTAAAAAGATGGAAGAGCACGGAGACACACAGGCTGCTGGTGCTTACGTTGCATATCCTAAGAAAGGGATACATGAGTGGATCGGTTCGCTGGATATTAACTCACTGTATCCTTCAGCGATTCGTGCGTTGAACATGGGTCCGGAAACCATCGTAGGTCAGTTGCGACAGGATGGAACCAAGGATTTTATTGCAGCAGAAATGGCCAAAGGAAAATCATTTGCATCGGCTTGGGAAGGTATATTTGGTAGTCTTGAATATTCCGCAGTTATGAACAAAGAAGTAGGTAGAGAAATCAACATCGACTGGGAAGGTGGCGGTTCAGATACCTTGAGTGCGGCGCAGGCCTATGATCTTATATTCGATAGCAATCAACCTTGGATGATCTCAGCTAATGGCACTATCTTCACTTATGAAACAGAGGGAGTGATTTCAGGACTGTTAGCACGTTGGTACAAAGAACGTAAAGAAATGCAGGCCAAGCTCAAAGAATGTATTCAAGCTGGCAACAAGATTGAAGAAGAATACTGGGACAAGCGGCAGTTGGTCAAGAAGATTCTGTTAAACAGTCTATATGGTGCGATTTTGAATCCGGGCTGTAGATTCTTCGATAACAGAATTGGTCAGTCAACTACACTAACTGGTCGACAAATTGCCAAACACATGGCATCAAAAGTTAACGAAATTATCACCGGAGAGTATGACCACGTAGGCAAAGCGGTCATATACGGTGACACAGACTCTTGTTATTTTTCAGCGTATGCTACACTGAAAAAAGACATTGAGAAAGGCCTGATTCCCTGGAACAGAGAATCAGTTGTTGAACTTTATGATACCATAGGAGATACAGTCAATGGCACATTTGTCAAATTCATGCAAGATGCATTCCACGTCCCCCGAGCTAGAGCCGAGGTCATCAAAGCAGGTCGCGAAATTGTTGCAAGCAAGGGACTGTTCATTACCAAAAAACGATATGCAGTGCTCTACTACGACAAAGAAGGCAAACGAGCAGACACAGAAGGCAAACCAGGAAAAATTAAAGCGATGGGGCTTGATCTCAAGCGTTCAGATACCCCGGTTGTTATACAAGACTTCTTAAGTGAAGTGTTGACTAAGACACTAACTGGCGTGACCAAAGAAGAGATCCTGCAGTATATCACTGATTTCCGCACAGAGTTTAAAACTCGACCGGGTTGGGAGAAGGGCTCGCCTAAACGTGCCAACAATATCACAGAGTACGCTGCCAAAGAAAAGAAAGCAGGCAAGACTAACATGCCCGGGCATGTCAGAGCTTCATTGAATTGGAACACTTTGAAGCGCATGATGGACGACAAGTACTCAATGCAGGTAGTAGATGGCATGAAAGTGATTGTGTGCAAGATCAAAGACAATCCTATGGGGTATACTTCTGTGGCCTATCCTGTGGACGAACTGAGATTACCGCAGTGGTTCAAAGATCTGCCTTTCAACGATGCTGAAATGGAAACCACAGTGATCGATGAAAAGTTAGGAAACCTTATTGGTGTATTGGAATGGGACATCAGTTCAACAAGGTCGGATAATACATTTAACAAATTGTTTGATTTTGAGTAATTTCTAGGTTGCTTTTTACTCAAGATCTAAATATAATCTTAATATACAGGAGAATTCTCAATGAAAGATATTTTACAAGACATCGTTAGCCATACGCAGAATCTAGGCTTCTTGACCACAGTCAAGGTAACAGGCACAGATAAAGGCACAACTGTTAACTCAATGGCCGATGACCGTTCAGTTATCATGGAGGCAGAAACTGCTAATCCATACCCAGATATGATCGGTGTGTTTGGTATGCCGCAACTCAACAAGTTGAAATATCTCTTGGAAGGTGCAGAGTACAAAGAAGGGGCAAAGATTAGTATTACCACAGCAGAACGCAATGGTGAAACTTTGCCAGTGGGTCTACACTTTGAAAACAAAGACGGCGACTTTAAAAACGACTATCGCTTTATGAATCAAGAAATCATCAATGAAAAGATGAAGACTGTGAAGTTTCGTGGTGTCAAGTGGGATGTTGAAATTGAGCCGTCAGTGACTTCTGTGATTCGCTTTAACTTCCAAGCAGGTGCTAACTCTGAGCATCCTACATTCCTTGCCAAGACAGAAGGTGGCAATCTTAAGTTTACATTTGGTGATGCAAGCACACACGGCGGCGAGTTTGTATTTGCACAGAACGTTGCAGGTAAACTTGATCGTGGTTGGACTTGGCCTGTGTTACCAATCTTGAGCATTCTTAAGATTGCAGATACCAACACCACAAAGATGTCGTTGAGCAATGAAGGTGCTATTCAGATCACTCTAGATAGCGGACTTGCTACTTACAAATATATCATCCCAGCACAAGCTGCCTAAATATGATCAAAGGTTTACAAGGCGTAACAGGCATTACGGTTGGTGGCGGAAATACCGCCCTACCATATGTCGGTCCAAACTCAAGCAACCCAATGACTGGGATGATGCGTATCCACAACACCGAACTAGAAGTGTTTAACGGATCAAATTGGCAAACAATATCTAGCAGTTACGCTACCGTAAGCCTAGATCAAGATGTGCTAGACATTATACAATGGGCTCGTAAAAAACGCCAAGAAGAAAATGATTGGTACAAACTTGCTTCATCTAATGAAGCAGTTCGTATCGCATTAGAACAACTAGAACAGGCAAAAACAAGATTAGAACTTACAGCAATTTTATCGAGAGAATATGAAACAACCAATTGACCTAACACCTTTACAGAAAGACTATGCTGTGTATTTGCCAGCTATCAGTTCTTTCTATTCAACTTATGTTGCAAAACAACGACTAGAAGAATTTGTTTCTAAAGATCGAATTCCTGCGGGATTTGATCGTGGCATCGAAGGCATGAACTTCTTAAATGCTGATCAAGGATACTTTACCTACAAGTATGCTCTGTATTCAGCAGGTCACGCACAGTTAGATCTTGAAAAGTCAATGACTCAAGAATCAATGATACAAGACCGTGATCGACCTAATACAATGATTTTAGGTGATTCAGGTGGATATCAGATTGGTAAAGGTGTTCTTAAGTTTGATTGGTTGAACTTTGAAGGGCCAGAAGCTACTAAGACTCGTCAAAAGATTCTTGAGTGGCTTGAACTTACTGCTGACTGGTCCATGATGTTGGACGTTCCGACTTGGGCCTGCGATCATATTCACAGTCCAAAGACCGGATTAAAAACATTTGAAGACTGTTTAGAAAAGACTCGCTATAACAACGACTACTTCTTAGAAAATCGCTTAGGTCAAACCAAATGGCTTAATGTTCTGCAAGGCGGAGACTGGGATACTGCTGAGAAATGGTATGCTGGCGTTAAAGAGTTTAGCGACCCCAAAGGCAAGTATGCAGGACGTGAAGCTGAAGGTTGGGCATTTGGTGGTGCTAATATGTGCAAGATGGATATCACCCTCAAACGTCTAATGACTATGCGTGACGAAGGTATGCTAGACGGCAAGAACTGGATTCACTTCTTGGGTACTGCACAATTAGATTGGTCATGTTACCTAACACAGATTCAACGTCAAATTCGTAAGCACATCAACCCAGAACTTACTATCAGTTTTGATTGTGCTTCACCGTTCATTGCCACTGCTCACGGACTTGTCTATACAAATGCACAGCATACCAACAAGCGTTGGTCGGTTATCATGGACAAGGCTCCGGATAACAAAGCACTTTCAGGGAGGCACGACATTCCGTTTCCGTTTGAAAGTGAGTTTGCAAGTCGATTAACAATGGGCGATATTGCATATTACGATTACGGTGTTCGTAAGACTGATCAAGAATTAGCGGGTAAGAAATTCGATCATCTAAATCCAGAGCACTATACAGTAGTACCGAAGTTGAATAAGCTAGGCAAGATACCAAACAAAACCAGCTGGGACAGTTTCAGTTATGCATTAATGATGGGACACAATGTAGAATGTCATATCAAAGCCGTACAACGTGCTCAACAATTAATGGATATTGAATGTGCGAGATTTAAACCAGACTGGAGAATGAAGAGTATCGAAGGCAAGAAAGAGATTGAATTCAGTGATTGGGTTCCTAATAAAATTTTATACTTTGGTACATTTGTCGAGGAACTATTCAATACTAAAACTAAAGCAGAAGCGTTTGACATGATCGAGACCGCTGGACAGTTTTTGAAGAGCCTTGAAGGTGCTCGACTACAAGGCGGGCCTGCTGCAAATACTTTTGGTAGTTTGTTTGAGTTTGATGATGGTAAAAAAGCTGGAGAAATTGATTTTGCAAATCCAGATGACGATGACCTAAATAGTCTTGTAGCCGAATAAGGAGTTGACATGTATCAAAATAGAATAAAGCATCTAGAAGAAGCGCATCGTGCTTTGGACAAACAAATAGATACTATGGAGAAAACCGGTATCTTTGATGACCTAAAAATAGAAGAATTGAAGAAACAGAGGTTGCGTTTAAAGGACGATATTGTTATACTTAAACACAAGCACGAAGCAGTGATGCAAGAAGCACAGGCAGAACAAGAAGCAAAAAGAAACGGACTAGAACTATGAAATGTAATACATGCGGTCAAGAGGTTACAATCAACTGTGATTGGCATCAAGGTCGGTGTCCTCATAGAACTCCGTTCCTAACTGACTATCATTTTAGATATCTCAATCTACTCAACTCAATCAAAAACTGGTTTAAACGATGAAAAGAAATTACGAGTCAGGTGTTACTGATGCTATCACTTTCTTCACTGGGATAGAAATCGAACATACACCTGCATACGGAATGAAAACGCTGTTTGTTGTCGGGGAACATGATCCGTATGTAATCATGGAACTGGCGAGAAATCATAAATGCGAACATATCTACTTCGGAGCTAATCAAAGTTTCAAAACGCTAGGCGTCAATGATTCAGCAACGTGGCGTCCTTGGGAGAATATGATTTATGTATGTCTCGATGCTGAAGATGGATTTTGGTGTACCTTAGACTTTGATGTTAAAGAAACAGAAGGACTGCTTGAAAGCGGTCTTACAGAAAAGCGTAGATTTATTCCGCAGATCAGTGTAAAATTACCTTATCTAAATCAACTGGGCTATAATGCTACATTAAAGATAGATGACAAAGATTTTAACGCAACTAATCCTGGGGTGTGGTGCCATAACCTGCAGGACCTATTAGGAAGAGATCGCTTCACTAATTGGGATCAATATGGCAAAGATGAGATTATCAAATGAGTGGTGGATACGCCGTAGCATCAACTGCAAAGGTTCCAAGAAGGATTCCAAGGATTACTGGTGCTAATACCGTTAAACGTGCAAGACAATACGTAGAAGAAAGACCTATGAAACTAACATTTAAACAAAGAATTCGCAACTGGCTAATGAACGACAACGACGAAGCCGAGTACGGTAATGCTATCAGCATTGACGAAGAAGGCCCGAATATTCAAACACAGTCATTCAGATTAAATGTCTATAGTGCCGGTGGCGGAACTATTATCGAAACTACCAAATATGATCGTCAAAGAGACGACCACCGTCACAGTCTACATATAGTCACAGACGACAAAGACCTTGGAGAAGAATTATCCAAGATTATCACTATGGAGAGTCTAAGATGAATCCACAGATTCAAGAAATTCTAAATAAGTCAACAGACGACATTATGGGCGTTCCTGTTGTTGATCAGGAAAGATTCGCTAGACTTCTCATTGAAGAATGTGCTAAAATATGTTTTGAACTTAGATTTACCACAGAAGGTCCTGCAGAAGGTGCATCATATCAACGCACACTCTGCGGAACTGCAATTAAAGAAAACTTTGGACTTCAAGGCAAAGGCCCAATAACTGCAAAGAACGTAAAATGATTATTAGACAAGACCAAAGACCTAACAAAATGATTTGGGTTACCTTCCGCAAAGAAGGTATTCACAAATATCCAGCCGCACTTACAGATGCCAACCTTGCTACAGGTGATGAGTATGATGTAAGTTTTCTAGGATATCCACATCGACACATCTTCCATTTTAAAGTTTGGATTGGTGTTACACACGATGATCGCGATATCGAGTTCATTCAGTTTAAACGCTGGTTGGAAAAACTGTACGCAGAAGGTACACTCCAACTAGACTACAAGAGTTGCGAGATGATGTCAGGCGATTTGTTTGACGCTATCTCCAATAAGTATCCAGGTCGCGAGATTTGGATTGAGGTCTCCGAAGACGGAGAAAATGGTTCATTCATCAAATACTAAAAGGAACATCGATGAAAAACTACAAGGACTACAGGTACTTTGAAAATCGTCCTGACGTTGTGAAAGTGTGGGAAGACCTCGAGGCCTACCACGATTGGTGCAGATTACAACTCTGCGATTTTAACCCTGCAGATCTCTATCGTAGAGATTCTCAAAACTATGGTTCGTATCTTGCCAGCAAGCGACCAAGACGGCCGTATCAAGGCAACAGACCAAACTTTCAAAAGAGAGGTTAATCAATGGCACGAGTTTTCCTTATTGATCTAGAAGCAGTTGAGACACGTTACACAGGTCAGTGGAAAACTCATGTGCCTGCGTTACTTAAAAAGGCAGGACACAATGTTCAAATTATATCTGGGCCTGAAGATATTCCTTCAGCCACTACTCCTGGTGCTTTTCTTAATTTTGGTGGCACCAATATATACAAGTCTAGTCAAGTTGAGCAGATGGGCCGGTTATTTTGTAACGGAGCCGTTCATCCCGGCGATCACTTTATCTTTACTGATGCTTGGCATCCTGGTATCATAAACTTAAAGTACATGAGTGAGTTGTTGGGTATTCCTGTAACTACACATGGCTTATGGCATGCTGGCAGTTATGATCCACAGGACTTCTTAGGACGTCTTGTTGGAGATAAGCCCTGGGTACGTCATGCAGAGAAGAGTTTCTACCACGCTTTTGATCACAACTACTTTGCCACAGACTTTCACATTCATATGTTTTACGAGAATTTGATTCAACCTGATCCGGATCGTAAAGTAAGTATGTATAAGACTGTATTTGATGATACTTTATTCACCGACAAGGTTGTTCGCACAGGATGGCCCATGGAGTATATGACCGATACTCTACTCATGTACAAGAATATGCCCAAGCGTGATCTTATCTTGTTCCCGCATCGTATCGCTCCAGAAAAACAAGTTGAGATATTCCGTGATCTCAAAGAACATTTGCCGCAATATGAATTTGTTGTTTGTCAGGATCAACAACTAACAAAGAATGAATATCATAATTTGTTAGGTGAAGCTAAACTTGTGTTCAGCGCCAACCTACAAGAAACTTTAGGTATCAGTTGGTACGAAGGTGCTGTAGTAGATGCTATTCCAATGGTTCCGGATAGACTTAGCTATTCAGAGATGGCTTTTGATACATTTAAGTATCCTAGTGAATGGACTGAATCTTACGACTCGTATGTGATACATCGAAAAGAGATATGTCATAAAATAATTCAGTACATGGAAAATTATGAAAAGTTTTTGCCAAGCCTAAATAAACAGGTAGATTCATTAACAGAACATTATTTCAGTTGTAATAAACTGTTAGAGATGTTAAAATAACTATACAGTGTCATCCACGACATTAACTCGGAGAAATTTAATTGACAGATAAAAAAGAAACAGGCCTGGACGCAATGGCAGGCGATGGCGGATATCAAGAAGCGTATCTAGCAGATGTACTTCGCTTTAAAATGAAACGTGATAATAAACGTTTCTGGGCAGGTGATAACATCAGCGATTATGTCACTGAAGAAATAAAGCATAAGCTCATTGACGAAGCAACAGAAGCTTTTGAGCTTGTATTGGATAGACTCTTAATTGATCGTGAGAACGATCCTAACAGCCATGGAACAGCCCGTAGACTCGCAAAAATGTATTTCAACGAAATCATGTCAGGAAGATATGAACCAGCACCAGATGCCACAGCATTTCCAAATGATTCAGCAGACCGTTACGAAGGCATGTTGGTTGTACGCAGTGAACTTCGCAGTATGTGTAGTCATCATCATCAACCAGTTAGTGGGGTCGCCTATATTGGAATCATCGCTGCCGAAAAACTCATTGGTTTATCTAAGTATACTCGCATTGCTCAGTGGTGTGCTAGGCGTGGTACTTTACAAGAAGAACTCTGCAACGACATTGCTAGAGAAATACAAAAAGCCACAGGCGCCACAGACTTAGGTGTGTACATTCAAGCTACACATGGATGCTGTGAGAATCGTGGCATTATGGCGCATTCTAGTCTTACGCAGACTACAGTACTTAAAGGATCCTTTAAAGACGATGTAGGAACAAAGAAAGAGTTCTTTGATAACATTAAGATGCAACAAGAGTTTTCACCGAGATAATTATGGGCGACGGCGGAAAAGGATCTAAAGCAAGACCATTCAGTGTTAGTCAGGATGAATTTGATAACCGGTGGAACTTAATTTTTAAAAAGGAAAAAGACATGCAGGTAAGAGTCAAAGAAGATGCAGAAGATATCGGTCGTTGCGGATGCGGTCGAAGCCCCACTGGAAAATGTATTGGGTGGCATGGTCTGTCAGAAGATATGTACCAGCATCAAAAAATGCTGTGGTTAGAAGATCAACTGCGTCAGGATGCTGAACTAGAAGAATATAAAAAGCAAGCACAAGAGATTTGGAATGACAGTTGCACAGCCCCTAGAAAGGAACAAAAATGAATACTGCAAAAGACATCACAGACAATCTAATTTTTCGTGCTAAAAATCTACAGGAATTTATCGTAGAGCGTGATTGGGAACTAATCCCGGCAGGGGTTGTGAAGTATGATATACAACATACCGTCGGCGAACCTGCACGTATCTTTGTACATGCTATGACACAGGAAGAAGCAGAACGTCAAGTTGATGACTGGTTTGGCGAAGGTGTAGAATGATCAAACCACTGCGTGATGATCTAATGGTGCAACAACAGGTAGACGATGCCTGGCAGCATTTTGTTGGTGTGATCATGTTGAACCAAACTGGCCGAAAAGCTGTAAAGACCACACTACCCGAATTCCTATATTGGTTTCCTACAGCGTTGTCACTGCTACACGCAGAAGAAGAGTTTGTCAAAAGCATAATCCAACCTTTGGGAATGGTTAATGTCCGATATACTCGTTTGATTAAAATGAGTCAAGACTATTTGACTTGGGACGGAAATGATGCTACAATGTTATATGGCATTGGAAAATACGGCAGCGACAGCTATGAAATTTTTTATAAAAACAATTATAGTGTGTCGCCTACGGATAAAGAACTGATAAGATATCTCAAGGAAGAAGTTAATAATGTTTTTGAAACTACTTGAACAACTAGGCCGCAAACGCATCATTTTTGATCGTGTTAATAACGAACCTTACCTTGTAAGGTATTATCTATTCTTGAAAGAAAGAAATCGTTTTCCATTTAACGTATTTTTACATAAATTTTTAAAAGGCGATCCCGATGATGTACACGATCATCCTTGGCCCTACGCTACACTAATACTCAAAGGCGGTTATTATGAATACACTCCTAATTTTGAAAATGGCAAAATGGTTGGAGAGACTAAGCATTGGCGTGGTCCTGGTCACTTCCGTATTTGTAGTTCTAATAGCTATCATCGTATCGAACTTAAATCTGGAATAACTGCTTGGACTCTATTCATGCCAGGACCGCATAAACGCGAATGGGGATTTTTAGTCAACAACAAATGGACACAACACGAACAATATCTCAAGGACAGAAATGAACAAACTCAAAATCACCCAGCATGAAGTAAATGGTTTAGTTGGCAAGATTTGTAGAGAGCTTGCTACAGGAACATGGAGGCCCGATTATGTCGTAGGCATTACTCGAGGAGGATTAATTCCTGCTGTAATGATCAGTCAATATTTTAATATTCCCTTACATACTCTTAATGTAAGTCTACGAGATAGCGAGATTGGCCCCGAAAGCAATCTTTGGATGGCCGAGGATGCACTAGGTCCACTGTCTAAAGAGCGTACTGTTAATGGCGATACTACTTTTAAAAATATTCTAGTTGTAGATGATATCAACGATCAGGGTACTACACTCAATTGGATCATGCAGGATTGGCCCAGTGGTTGCTTTCCAGATGATCCAGCCTGGGAAGAAGTATGGAACAATAATGTTAAATTTGCTGTGTTAGTAGATAATCTCTCCAGCAAGTGCGATGTTAAGATGGATTATGTTGGTATGGAAGTTAACAAAGCCGAAAAAGATGTATGGATTGATTTTCCTTGGGAAGATTGGTGGACAAAATGATTGATTCAAAAATCAAAGTACATTGTACCGATGCAGGTAAAGATTTTGACATGCATGTTCTAGGATACAAGCCTAAGGCATTTTTAGAAGTGGCATTTCAAACTATTAAACTGCGATTGACCTATGCAGAACGTACTCGAGCATTTGTAGGTAGTCTAGGCGGACGTGAATTTGTAATTCGCGAAGATGCATTGCCTACAGAAAGAAAGGAATACCAACGATGAACTTACATTATTCATTAGATGATGCACGTGATGCCGGTGACGCACCCTGGGACGATGTTGTACAGGATGACTTTCATGTTGCGATATTCAAAGACAAGTATCCTGTAACAGAAGGACACCTGTTATTTGTGCCTAAATACTCTGCTGTAGGGGTTATCGAAGATTGTTTTGCCGATGCTCTTAAACTAGGACAGGAAAAAGTTAAGACAGGTGAGTGGGACGGATTTAATATCGGCATTAATTGGGGAGAGGCTGCAGGACAGACTGTGCCTTACCCGCACGTTCATTTAATTCCCAGACGCAAAGGCGACATGGAAGATCCAACCGGCGGAGTTCGTCATGTAATTCCAGAACGAGGAAACTATAGAAAATGGTAACTGTGCATGTTCCGTGGAGTCCCAAGACAGGTAGTATTCCTATCTGGGACGAAATCACCATATCGATCATAGAACGATTTGGGTTACCTGGGAACAAATACACTACTGAGTTAACAGATAGCTATATGAATTTCGTTTTTAATGATGATCATCAAGGACTATTATGCCAACTATTAGTCAGCGACTATGTATGAAAAATATATTAATAGTCATCGTAGCATTTATAGTATTATTCTTGATTGCTATCACCAATTGGGGAGAACCATCTGGTAAGTACTACAATTGTAGAGATATTGATTTTCTTCCAGATGTTCCTCCTCAAGTTAGAGTAGAATGCAGAAAAATGATCAAAGAAAAACTAGATGAAGAACGCAAAAGAAATCTCGATAAGTCAGGATACATAACGTGAAATCATGGACCTTAACAGTTGCCGAAGATGGGCTTTTACCATTACCGCAGGATTTATTAGATGAAGCTGGATGGAAAGAAGGCGATTGTTTAAATTGGGTTGACAATAACGACGGTTCATGGAGTATTATCAAAGAGGACTTGACAAATTTCATACATAAAGGTATAATAAAGCATGACAACAACTAATCCTAAAGGTTCATGGCCATTTGCTCCAAGCGATGCTCCGGAACCAACTGCTGAAGAATTAGCCGCACAGAATCTAGCAGAACAACAAAAACTCATCGAAGTTCTGAAGTTCACACCACGCACTTATAAAATTAGCATGTGGGGTTACGGTGGCGAAAAAGTCATGGGTACAGTAGACAAAAAGATTTGGGACTACTGTATGGAGAATCATGTTGACTTGTCAGAGATCGCATGGAGTGATGAAGATACTGTACAAGAAGAAATGAGTCTTGATCTAGACATGCTGCCATTCACACCAGGCTCGTGGTACGAGTGTGATGACATGGGACACATCAATGGTGTTAGTCGCGATGCTGGTACTATTCAAATTGAAGACGAAAACGGCAACACAGTATTGGAACGCTCACTAGATAGCATTGACGGAACCGACATCGGATTAAGTTGTAGTGACGAAGTGTGGGCAGGATCGAAGCCCAAAGGCACTGTAGTGTTTATTGGTTCAAGCAACGAAAAAGGCACATTCTTTGAAGGTGAAATTGAACTCCGTGCACCTTTTGATATTGAGAAATTAGAATTAAACTACGATGAGTTCGACGGTGAAGATATTATTACCAGCGTGACCTATGACGGTGAAGACATCGATAACTGGGGCGGCAGCACAGACGGCAAAAGTTCAGACATGAACATGGTCTTGATCACAGACGACCAAGGCAATTGGGAACGATACGACCCAGAAGAAAAAGATTGGGGACATCCTCCAATGGGGACAAGTCCAAGTGATTGGGAAAAGTCTCCTAAATTTAAATTTGCAAAAGTTAAACCTACAATAGAAGGTTGGTATAGTTGCGTTTGGAAAAGCTATGGAACAACATATGGCACAGCATATTGGAATGGTACAGAGTTCGGCGAATGGGAGTACGGCAAGTTTAAACCGATCTCTGGGGTAGAAACTTGGAATGGTTATAATTGGGATACAAGCTCGTGGGTCAATCAGCCTCCAGAACCCGTAGATGCAAAATGTAATAATAAAAAATGCGGTTGGACCGGCATGCGTGGCGACATGAGAGAAGACGACGACTATAATAATCATTGTCCAGAATGTGACGGTACAGACTTTGACTGGATTGATTACGACCCAGATACCAAAGAAGGTCGTGCTAATCGTAAACAGTATTGTAAACCATGGGATCCAGAAGTATCGATGGACAGAATTATCAAAGCATTTCCTATTGAAGAGAAGAAAATAAATGAGTAAAATTAAAATCGCAGAGCTGTTCTACAGCATACAAGGTGAAGGCCGCTATATGGGTGTGCCTAGTGTGTTTCTCCGTACATTCGGTTGTAACTTTAAATGTGCAGGCTTTGGTATGCCACGTGGCGAAATGAGTCACGAAGCTACTGATATTGCGGCCACACATAAAATGATCGAGTCTTTTCAAACATACGGGGAACTTCCACTGGTAAGTACAGGCTGTGATAGTTATGCATCATGGATGCCAGAGTTTAAAGATCTTAGTCCAATGCTTACTACAGATGCAATAGCAGAACGCATTATGGAAATCTTACCTTACAAGCGTTGGGAAGATGAACATCTAGTTATTACAGGCGGAGAGCCATTGTTGGGATGGCAACGTGCTTATCCAGATCTGTTGAATCATCTGAGTATGGCAGGTCTTAAAGAAATTACATTTGAAACAAATGGTACCCAGCGTCTTACTCCTGAGTTTAAAAAATATCTGTTAGAGTGGGCACAGAATCCTCCTTTCGTTAGCAGAGAAGTTACATTCTCAGTAAGTGCTAAACTCAGTTGTTCAGGAGAAGAAAGGTCAGAAGCCATACTGCCTAACGTAGTGTGTGAGTATCAAGAAGTCGGCACTACCTATCTTAAATTTGTAGTTGCTACTGAAGAAGATGCTGAAGAAGCCTTAGAAACTCTAGACATATATCGTGCAGAAGGATTTACTGGTCATTGCTATCTCATGCCTGTGGGTGGGGTTGAGTCAGTGTACACACTAAATAACCGTCGTGTAGCAGAATTAGCAATGAAACATGGGCTTAGGTACAGTGATCGACTACAGGTACCGTTGTTTAAGAATGAATGGGGAACTTAATGAAAAAATTTGTAGAAAGACTATTTGGCATAGACAAGATCAGAGCAGAGGCTGAACGTAGTATGATTGTCGCAGCCGAAGCTGCCGAATCAGCTAAAGCAGCCACTGCCGCTGCCGAACGTGCCGCAGAAGCAGAGGCGCAGGCCAAACTATCACCAAAAGAACGTGCAACACGTAAAAAAGAGCCGTGGGTAGGTGTACTCGAAACACATGTCAACAAAGATAATGTGCGTAATGGCTTTTTTGAGCTTGACTGGAACGACCTTTTTGTGTTAAAATTAAAGCAAGAGGGATACGGTGAGGACGGGGACAAGGACGAAGAAATCATAGATCGTTGGTTCCGTGAACTGTGTGCCAATGTAGTAGTCGATGGTGACTTTGGTGGTCCTGTAAACACAGGCGTAATTGATATTAAAACAGTGAAGAAAGACAATCTATGACATATATCTTAGTTGATACAGCAAACACATTCTTTCGTGCCCGTCACGTTATCAACGGTGACGCTGATATCAAACTAGGCATGGCGTTCCACATTACCTTAAACAGTATTCGCAAGGCGTGGCAGCAATTCGAAGGCAGTCATGTCATATTCTGTTTAGAGGGGCGCAGCTGGCGTAAGGATTATTATGCTCCTTATAAGGCGCAACGTGCTGCTCAACGTGCTGCACATACAGAAAAAGAAGCAGACGAAGAAAAAATCTTCTGGGAAGCTTTTGATACATTTAAAGAATTTATCACAGACAAGACCAACTGCACCGTACTACAGAATCCACGCCTTGAAGCAGACGATCTTATTGCTGGGTGGATTCAGAGTCATCCAAATGACAAACACGTGATTATCAGTACAGACACAGACTTTGTTCAATTAATTGCACCCAATGTCACACAGTACAACGGTGTAATGGAAACCACTATTACACACGAAGGAATATTTGATGACAAAGGCAAACCAGTCATTGACAAGAAAACACAAGAGCCCAAGCCAGCCCCTAATCCAGAGTGGCTGTTGTTCGAAAAATGCATGCGTGGTGATACCAGTGATAATGTCTTCTCAGCGTATCCGGGTGTACGTACTAAAGGCACAAGCAAAAAAGTGGGTCTTACAGAAGCGTTCGAAGATCGTAACAGCAAAGGCTATGCGTGGAACAATCTCATGCTTCAGAGATGGTCTGACCACAACGGTCAAGAGCATCGTGTGTTAGAAGATTACGAACGCAATCGTCGACTGATTGATCTAAGTCATCAACCCGATGACATCAAAGAGATAATTGTAAACACCATTACCACTGCTACTGCTGAACAAAAGAATGTGAGTCAAGTTGGTATAAGATTAATCAAGTTCTGTAATCTATGGGATTTGAAAAAGATTGCTGATCAGGCACAGAGTTATGCAGAACCACTTAACGCAAGGTATATCAATGAAACTCAAACCTTGTCAGTATGAAGACACCTGTGAAATTAAAACAGATACCTGTTGGGAGAACACAATGACAGACATACATGCTAAACCTATAATCGCAAATAAATTTTGGATTGTAGAAGAGAACGGTGAGAAGATTGCTACCCTGAGAAAAGACGATGACAATAGATTTTTCATGAGCAACGAGTCAGGCGTGACCATCTATGAAACCAAAGACAGCCTCACTCGGCAGTTTGGTAAAAAGTTTTTCACTGTAAAGATTGTCAAAGAAGCAGATACAGCACTGCCTAATGAAGTTCATGGTTATGCTACCAGTACCGAACCGCACAACGCCATGTTTGACATTCGCAAGAAACTTCCACTGTTCACAAAAAGCAGCGATTCAAAAAGTTTATATTGTGCAGGCTACTACTGTATCAAATTCGACAAAGGATGGGTTAAGAGTTTTTGTCCTAAAAAGATTACACTAGAACGTTATCCATACAAAGGTCCGTTCAAAACAGAATTAGAGATGAAACAGGTATTAGCTAATGTCACAAAATAATCTGCCAGATACACTACCTACCATACAGAAACTACTTCAGAGAATTCAAGTAGCCGAACGTAGTCAACAAAAAGAAATACGCATAAGTTTGCAAGAGGCCCGAGAGCTTACTACAGAATTAGCCCTCATGACTGTGAAACTAGGGCTAACTGTTAGTGAAATACATCAAATGTTGGCTGCAATCAAAGAAGCTACCACACAAATAGACGTTAAATTCGACGGCGGACAGTTCTAAAAAAGACATAAATATATACGTGGTTAATTAGGAAACACGTATATGAGCAGACCCAAACCTAAAATTCTTTTAGAATATGCTAACAAAGAAACCTACAAGGTTGAGCAGATCCTTGACTCGGAAGCTATCTGGGCTGTGTTCTATAACGGCCAGCCTTTCAATCTCAAAAGTGGTAGTCTAGTAGCCAGCTACCCCGGACCGAAATACAAAAAGGTCTCATTTTCAAATCCAGGACATGCGCATAATTTGGCAAAGAAATTAAATCGATTGTTCAAGACCAAAGACTTTGCTGTGTACAAACTCACTGCAGGTGAAGAGATTAAATGATATGAATAAAGATGCCTATACCAAGGCGTTCTTACAGGCAGCAGAATTACCCGTCAATGAAAAAAATATCAAAGACTATAAAGCCGTATGGTGGTGGAGTTTCAGAAAGAAAGATCAAGGCGGTTTAAGATTAACTGAGCAGGCCTTGGAATTCATTGAAGAACATGCTAAAATAAAAACTTATAAGATAGAATTTCCCAAAGAATTTGCTTTCACACCACAGGTGCTGCTTTGGTTAGACAATTATATCGATTCACCATTTTTCGTCAACAAAAAACACATCATCGTAATGAAAGAAAAAGCTGCGTTTGAACTATATTTGCTCAGTGGCGATGTTCGCAAGTTGGGACACAATAGAGCCATGAGTAAAAGACTTAGCCAAGAATCCACCCCCGAATAATCCCACTGTATAAATATTTTCACTATGTTTGACCTTAATCCAATGGATGTACTACAACAGCGAAAGCTGAAGACCGTAGCTCCTCATTTCGCTGAATTGAATATCACAGATTCTGAGATATTTGAAGGTATCGAAGACTGGATTAAAGTCAAGCTCAAGGGCAGATATTATATCTGTAAAAAACCTGCTCTGGACAAGAGTGGGAATCTTAGATCTTCACATTTTGTAGGATTTGAAGATCAAAAAGAATTAACCTATTTCATGCTTGCATGCCCACACCTAAGGAGAAACTAATGTCAGAAGAAGTTAAAGATCAAGTTGCAGCACAGGCAGTTGCACCTGCCGAAACAGCAGCACCTGCTGAAGCAGCACCCACAGCACAGGCTCCTGATTTAAATATCAGCGATCTGATGGCTGTAAAAAATATCATCGAAGTTGCAACAAGCAGAGGAGCGTTCAAAGCAGCAGAATTGGAAGCAGTTGGTAAAAGTTTTAACAAACTAAATTCCTTCCTTGAAGCTGTATCTAAAAAGGAAGCCTAAATGAGAAGCTTAAAACACATAGGTAGAATTCAAAACACAGGTGCCAAGGTATTGGTGGTGTTTAGAACTCTGCCCGGAGAGTCAAACATGGCTCTTGTATTACCCGTAGCTCAACTGCCTGATCAATACCATGATTCGATTATGACATTGGTAGAAACTGATCAAGCGCAGGACGCATATGAGTTCGGTGAAATCATGCACATACGTCCATTTCCTGATGGCAGACCTATGCTGCGGGCTATGCAAGCAGATGGCAGGCTAATCAAAGTGGCCACTGATGCTGTAATGATGACTCCTACTACCAACGACTCCGTGCTGTTAGCTAATCTTAACACACTGATCGCGGAACAGAAGAACTGCACTGTGGATGATCTATGCACATTTGTGGCAGGCGCTCCTTCCGCTAAGGCCGAAGTCAAAGATATAGCGTCAGTAAATGACACAGAACCCGCAGTTGATTCCGACATTCCTGCACCTATCAGAGCACAGGCTAATACTAACTCTGCACTCAGTGACAAGGATCTAGCAAAATCATATCGCAGTCAGGCAGATGCTATGTATAAAGAAGCAGCGAGATTGCGCAAAGAAGCAGAAGAACTCGATCCTATTGTGAAGAAAACCAAAAAGGTAGAAGAATCTGTTGATGCCTAATCCTTTGTTTAAACCTCCTCGACATCTTGTAAAAGAATGGCCAGAGGTTTTTGAAGATCTTTATATGAATACCATGCCTGTAGCCTATCTGGATTCGGTGAGGTTAGATTTCATCGATGGCCGGGTATGGGAGATCGATGTAAAGAATGAGCTTACTAAACAGACCGCTGATGGAATTGCTGATGTGTTGGTTAGTACTCTTCAAGAATACAAAGACGAAATTAAAAAAATAGATTTCAAAGTTGATGTAGAAAGGCTTAAGAAAGACATCAAGGATTCGTCAAAAAACATTTTTTAGTTAATGTTTGCTGCTATAAGGTCAGCCATTTGTTTGGCTGACCCTTTTCCTGGGTGTATTAAATCTCGAGCTTGATTATCAATAGATACCCAGTCACTTTCTGTATAATGTGCTGTAGATTCAAAAAAACTTGCAGAATAGTATCTACATTTGTTTTTCCAAAATTCTCTACTGGTCATACTCGTATAAGTGGCATTAAGCATTGATTGGTATGGATTTGCAATAATGCTATCAGAAAAATGATTGCTATCCCAAGGACCGATGTGTTCAATATCATGCTCATTGAATACTGTGAATCTATCAATATTTGTCCATAATTGAACCACAGCGTGTGGCGTTGTAAAATTTTTAGACAGCAACATAGAATTTATAAATGAGTGTTGCATTGACGATGCGCTAACTCCCATATTTATCACTGGTCGGTTCAATAACACAGACAGCTGATGAGAAATTGTTTCATCCTCAGCTATGCCGACTCCAACAGTACACGAACATCCGAATAAAACTACTGCGTTAGTCCAATCAATTGTGTCCCATTCGTCTGCTCTATATCCGTTAGAATTACATTTATATGTCACATCCTTGTTTCTGTAGTGCCAGTCGGCAGGTTGTTTTTTGAGATTTTTCTTTAGCAGATCAGGTGAGTCACTTGATGAAAATTTATCAGAGATAGGATGAGCATTATCATCTTGTTTTAAGACGTTAAGATCTACATGTGTTAATAAATTTGCTTTGAGGAAAGGATATTTGAGAAAATATTCAGGATATTTTTCCGCACTACTCCAAATGTACATGTTAAGCCCCTACAATAAACTTATGTAATTCGCTGGCAAACAAATCATGCCCTTTGGCACTGGGATGACAACACACTGTTACCCAATGATTCGGTGTGCCTTTACCGTTGAAATCCCAGAATCCCACATTCTTTATTCCTTCTTGGGTAAGACATAATTCCATAAAGGTCAAACATCCTTGCGGTTTGAACATTTTATCCCAAGGCCATTGATCCACAATAGCATCAAGAGTTTTCTCATTGGAATTCTGAATGCCATTTGTGTCTTCGACATGCTTAGTTATTTTTTGATTCTCGTCACGGATGACTGTCCATCGAATTATATTTTTAAAATCAGTTTGATTATATGTTTTATCAAACCCAGGAGTAATGATTAATCTTGCGTTTTTTAACTTACACCAGTTTTCTAATTCAATAACATTAGATATCTGTTCCAACATGCTGGATTTTTCACTGTGTACTGCGGTACCATATCCTTTCCACAGTGTTTTACGAGGACCATCTTGCTGATCTTCATACCATGGCCACATGCAATGAAACTTGCTGATTTCATCAACATTATTACCCAGTTCGTCACTGATGAAATCAAAACGTTCAGGACCGCTAGGCACATAGATCACAATAAGTTCATCAATGTTGTGCCAGTCTATCTGCGGATGAAAATATAAACTCTTGATAGATGCTCTATTACCTTTGCCACTAAGACCAAAATTAATAGCAGTATACTGGGAATTAAAATATTTTTTACAGAGTACATTCACAAATGCATTTTTATGCTGCATAAATGACCAATCAATATTGCCGGTGACGTTGGTTCGTAATTCTTTATGTGCCGACAATAGCTTAGATTTTTCTGCTGTTGTTAGAATAGGTTCCATAGGGACACCGGTCTTCAGCATAGACCAATCATACTGTTCATAGATATCTTGGTCTATCGCTCCTTGACCTTCTACAAATGAACATCCTAAACTAATTATAGCTTTTCGTGTTCTCTTTAAATCATTGTTTATTTCTGCGATTGTGATATTATGCATGTGCGACCTTTGACACATAATCTCGTAGAGTTTCAATTGCTTTGGGCATATTAACAGTAGAATTATCTCTAAGCACTTTAAAATTGTGGTCGAGAATATCTTTCATCGAACTAAACCATTGAATCTTTTTTTCATTTGACATAGCTTTAATATCTTTAAGTATCTGAATAATTGCATCTAATCTATCCCAGGACTCTAAATCATCGTATGATTCATCTATAAATCCGTGAAATGTTTTATAACCCAATTCTCTGAGATATCGTAGGCTATGTTTGTTACCGTACATTATAAACGGATGTCTAGTAGCAATGGGTTTAAAAGTTTTTTCACTAATAAAGCAAGTATTTTCAGCGAACGATGCTTCACTGACCACACTGATCCATGTATCTAAGGTAGCTTGATAATTCAAGTCTTGTTCAAATAAATTCCCCATCGGGCCTTCGAATCCATGTTTTTCTGTTTCTTTGAGATTGTTTCTGGGATACATAGGTAACATATGCTTGTAAGAATTATACACATCCTGATCTAACATCCGGCCGTCATAATATCCTTTGTGAAATGAAAAAGCGTTCATGCTGTTGATTCCGTCGTCAAGCAATCCGTGCTTGTACAGACTGTCAAATAACCAAATACGATGCGGCCTAGATCTCTTTTGAAATGCATTGTATAATTTAATATCGCTGATATTTTTTGTTTTATAAGCAATTTGTTTTTCTGATGTTGGCAACAGGTACCATTGATTGCTCGCGCATTCATGAATGTATTTTTCAAAATGTATGTAAGGAATTACACACATCTCATCATTAATTTTTCGGGATAAACACCATTCGTTATATTGTTGTGTCACTGCAAGATTTCCCGTGACATATATAACCCTACTGGCACTTATTTCATACTGATCGCAGCCAGTATGAAACCAATCAAATAACCAATCTGTATGATAGCCTTCATGAGACTGATCAAGTAATAAGTAGCATTGATTGTTACGTAGAGCTGATAATTGTTCTGTGTCTAAAAATGCAAACACAGATTTTCGTTGTGATATCGGTGAATCGTATTCTTTGTCAAGGTCAGCTGATCCGCACCAATCCCACGGAGCATGTGCTACTCCGGTTGGTATTATATAACTTACCGATGATTTTCTATCACTCCATTGATCAAATGTCACAGTGTCTGCATCTAGTTGATCAGCATACAGGCGTTGAGTTTTGATTCGAGATAACACTGCGGCTAACGGACTGGGCGGAAATTTACGAATGTTGGAAGTATTCTTTTCCTCACATCTCGTAATATTCATTAATTCGTCAACGTTTTCAAAAATAAAATTCATGACCTATTCCATTGTTCTACATTAATTCCGTTGGCAATACTGCGGCGGGCAATCAGTTGTTGTATTTCAATATTATCTTTTTGTTGTTCTGTAGGTGCAAATAAGGCTCTGCTTCTAGGGTCAACATTGTTTGGCGGATCTGTCAAATAATACATAGCGATACTATTTCTTGTGATGCCAGTTGGAGATTCCACCGCGGTGGTTAATCCGTGCCATGTACGTTGTGTGGTATCAAATATCACTGCTCTGTTGAACATCGGTGATACTGTTTGAAATATAGTAGTAGGGCCACTGCTATCCGAATTCCAGATTCCGAAATCTCCGCCCCATGATGTTTGCCATTTAGGAGTAAGATAAATTATTAAATTATATTTACGTTGGAGATGCAGCTTGGGATGAACACTGTAATCTAGATGAGGATTTAATTTTCCGCCTTGCGGATAACAGTGTAGGCCACCGCCATGTATGCCAGGATCTGTATATAAATTTGTAGTTCCAGTTAGCCCAACAAGTAGATCCGTGAATTGCTTAGAGTTTAACCAGTATATTAACTGATATATGCTTTGAGGGAATCTATCCCAGATGTTACAGGTACGTTTAAGTTCGATCTGGTTGTTGTATGTGCCATTATACATTCCAGAGTCGTAGGCAGGAAAATCTTCTGCAATTTTGTCTGCAACAGATTCTTGTAGAAAATTATCAATAACACAATACGAATACGTAGTGCTATTGAACCTGTCAAAGGCCTTTTCTATATTTTGTAAATTAATTAAATTACTAACCATCTGTCATTCTTTAAAGTCCAGTGTATAGATTCCTCTAATCGCTTGTATACTGGCTGAGGAACCCATCCCATCTCTTTCATCTTACTACCGTCAAGAGCATATCGCAGATCGTGTCCAGGTCGTTGACTGTGAAAATCTAACATTTCGTAATTCAAAGATTTACCTTGAACGTCGGCGATGTATTGTGCAAGTTCTAGATTATCAATTTCTGTTGAACCTACAATATTAAATTTTTGACATTTTGCGCCACCGGGGTCTGCTGGCAGCTTAGACAGATCTTGTTTATATAGAAACAACAGTGCGTCTGCTACATCTCTGGCGTGAATATAATGTCGTGAACCTGCTTTGGTTTTTTCCGGGTTTGAGTGAATAGAAATTTTTTGATTATCTCTTACACGCTTTATGCACAGCGGAATATATTTTTCTGGGTGTTGTCTTTCACCAAATACGTTCATGGTATGTGTAATTATTGCAGGTAATTTATATGTGTTTTCATATGCTACTACAAATTCTTCTGCGGCGGCCTTGCTGGCACTGTATGGATTAGTTGAATTATATCGATCATTTTCTTTGTAATTAATTCCGTATGGTGCAGGTCCGAATACTTCGTCGGTGGAAAAATAAACAAATAAATCTAAACTATCTAAATTACGAGCATAATCCATTAAATTCACAGTTCCAACTACATTGTCCTGTACGAATTCCATAGGATATGTAATTGAACGATCTACATGACTGCCTGCCGCAAGATGTGCAATAATATCTACTCTGCCTATCATCGATCTAATTTGTGGATTCAATTCTGCTTTTAAATCATGATGTATCACCCGCACCCTCTTACGCTCTCTCTCAGAATAACTGGACACTACTTCGTGTAATCTATTCAAATTACCGCTGTAGTCTAATCTATCTAAAGTTACAATTCTCCAATCAGTTTCGGATAAAAGTTTATCAATTAGATGATGAGCAATAAATCCTGCTCCTCCGGTGATTAATATTGTTTTGCTCATTATATTGTCTCCTTGCAGTCTTTATAAAAGTTAGCCAATTCTGGAAATGTATTTACAAAATCGGTGCCACGACGTCTGTCATATTCAGTAAACCAATTAAAAAGGTCTCTACGCCCCTCTTTTATTTTTTCTGGGGTATAGATAGCTGATTCCATGTATTTTACGACTCTTTCAAATTTAGCATACTCTAAGTCGTTGAATTTGCTGCGGTTTTTATCGTCTAGATTGGCTAGAATGAAGTCTAGGTGACTTTGCATGTAAGGCATAAACTCATCTTTAGGTAATAAATTCATATCATATTGCAATGGCTCTTTTAAGTAGGGTGTATCAAATCGCACACGCTGCCATTTGTTTTGATTAACACCATTGTATTTTTCACGCCATTCTAGTATCTTTTCTAATAGACTTCGGAAGTTAGTTACTGTGAGAATATTAAAGGTACACATAAATGTGATCGGTAGCTGTGTTTGAGTTAGATAGGTATCTAAGTTACGTTCCCACACAGTTAAATCCAATCCTGTGCGAATGTATTCTGCAGGCGAACCCCAAGTATCCATACTGGTAAAAATTTTAAAATCGTTGATGCATCCGTTGGCAATTAAGTTATTGATTTTTTCTACCAGCCTATCAATCAAAACTGGTTTGACTCCGAAGTTGGTGTTGATGTTTAATTCAAGATCAGGCAACGGATTAACTAATAAATCATCTAATAACTTCCAGGTACTAGATTGCAATAACGGCTCGCCTCCTGTAATACGTAGAATAGTCAAGGTCTTACGTACTTCAGGCCACCACCGCCACCATGCTTCAACATAGGGATTAGTTTCTTCTTCGTAGATTTGAAACCAATCAATATCGTTGCGATGATTCTTAACCATAGTGTAAGGACCATAATCTTTGATCTCTTTGTAGTAAGCACTGCTGTGTTTGGGATGGCAGTATCCGCATTTAAAATTACACTCGTTGCCAAAACTAACTTCTATATACTGCGGATTTATATTTTGATCCCAATCGCCTTCTTTGATCTGTTGGAATCTTTGATCTGTGTAGATTGTTGAGTTGCGTTCTTTACGATCGCTAACGTAGTCGTCTCCCATGGCTTCTATGTTCCAACAGTAGTTACACCCGCTGGGTTTTCCACCGTTGAGCATTTCTAATCGTTCGTGTTTCTTTTGATTGGTGTTATGTAATGCACTTGCATCTATAACAATCTCATCTAAAGGAATCTTATGAGGAGCTGGATGATAACAACTATGTGTTTCGCCTGTTTGCAAATAGATAGTGGTGTGGTGCCACTTCGCCATACAGAAGGTCGGCGATATCTCATTCATTATAGGAATGAATTTTTTAATTCTTGCTATATCGTCCATCGAACTGTTCCTTAAGCCATACAAAATCGTTTATCATTTTTAGAGCTTGTAAATTTGTTTTGTTTTTTATGCCATAGTCTCGACCGCATGTAGATCCGTCAATAGCATATTGATCTTTAGATTCTTCACACCATACTCGTAATCGTTCCTGTGTTTCTGCATCTTGTTGACGGGCAATTACACGACTGGCTAATTTGGCGCATTCTCTAAATGCTGATTTCCAAGTGTTAAATGGATCAGTATTGAACCCATTTATGTTTGAAACTTCTGGCATAGGTTTAAACCATCTGCTGATACTTGTGGTCATATCTGGTTTTGAAAGATCCATATCTATGGTCAGCTGCCTCGGCAAGAGTTTTACGCCGCCGTTGCCATATTCTAATCCGTTGACCGGATTACGGCTTTTCCATACATGCACTGTAGACTTGGCGTTGAAGTCATAGTAAGGAATATGATAATTAAAATCAAAGGTATCTAAAATAATAGCATCTGCGTCTACTACATAAAACATGTCTGTGGATACCGCTGTTGCTGCTGCTATATGGGCTTGGTGTATGCCCTGCACATTTTTAATCCAATGGACTTTATTTCCGCTGAGTTTGGATATCAATGATTGATATCGTTCTTCGGCAAATGGTTCGTAATAGGAAATGAATGCCACATCAAGTTTTTTAGGGCGGCTGGCTATAATATCTATTTGTTTTTTATTGGTAAAAAATCTGTAATCCCATTCACGTTGTAGTATCTTTGCAGACTTCGGAAACAAACAGACTCCGTCGTAATATTGATTATTTAGAAACACATGAATGTAACTCTCATCCCATTTAGTCACGCAATAATCTAAATGAAAGTCAGAATCTAATTCTACGTAGTCCCAAACTACCCAAAAAAACTTTGTAAACGCTCGAGCCCTTACTTCTTCAAATGTTCGAACGTGTTCAAGTTTTTGTGCATTAGGAAATCTCAGTTGAAACTGCTGCCATGCGTGTTTGTCTACTGAGCTTTTGCCAACGTAAAATATATCATACATTGTCAACCGCCCTGTAATATGTTAGCCCCAGATTAATTGTTTCGTCATATAGATCCAATGTATACTTGCTTTGTGCTGCATCAAGAAACGGCCAATCAAATCCCAGCTGTTGTTTGATCTTTTCACCAAGGTCTCGAATAGCTGTGTCAAGGTCTTGCCCATTAGCTTGCTCGTAAGGGCGTCCGTACTGCTCCCAGATACCTCTAAGAATTTCAAAATCTCGCACTTCTACATAATTCCATTCAGTGCAATTTGCCAACCATGTGCCTAATCTAGCACCATAGACTGCATACATACCGTTTTCTTCA